GCCTCATCGATGATCAGAAGTGAGAGTGCTTCAGATCGTCCTGCGTCTTCGGAGGTGGGAACAGCCTTGATGATGGACCCGTTCGAGAACTCTATCGCCTGCTTTGAGCTATTCGTTATCTTCGGAATGATGAGCCAATCAGGAAGGTTCTCAATCATCGTCCTCACCTTACGAACAAAGTTCTGGGCAACCGCCATCTTGGTGGCGATGATGAGGATGTTCTTTTCCTTGTAGAAGATCGCTCTCCATACTGCAAATGCCGCAGTAATGGTCGAGAGTCCAAGCTGCCTGCTCTTCAGAACAATGTTGAACCTGTGGTCAACAAAGTCCTTGACGCATTCATCCTGGAAAGGATATGTCCTGAATGGGACAAGTCCCCTCTCGGGGTGAGCAATCTTCAGGTAAGTGTTGATGAAGTGTACGGGATCCTTTCCACAGCGGATGATCTCACGTAGCTGTGCATCCTTGGAGACTGGCATCCATCACCCGACTTCAAGGTCAACAAACCTTCTGTAGTATCCTGCCTTCCTTGGGCTGCTTGCTGTCGATACAATGATCTCGAAGGAATCGTTGGTGGACAACTCCTTCAGCTTCACAGACTCATTGGCAAGTTCCTTGAAGCGAACTCCCACCTTCTTGACGGCATCCTTCAGGATTGAGAGCGACCTGTCAGACTCACGAATCAGCTGTGGCCTCATTCCTTCTGGTCCTGTGTAGTGGACGACAGAAGTGTATGTCAGGCGGAGCCTGTTTCCTGTGAAGTTCGAAGTGATGGAAGTCGTGCCATCGGTCGATCCCCTCAGCTCCTCTAGGGCCTGTCCCATGGCATTTACCTGCTTGAAGTTCATTAGACTCTCCTCAACAATAAGTATCCTTCTCGAAGAGTCGGTGTAATCTACGACTTCTTTAGCTTCGGTCTCCACCCAGAAATCCACTTTTCTCTGTTTGGATCTGCCCAAGACTCTTCACATGGCTTACAACAGTCACTTCTCTTGAATGAGAGTTCATCAATAAGCCCTGACATGACGCAATCACAAACAGGACAATAGAAGGGAACCTCAGACTTCTTGAGATCCCCGACTATTGCAACTTCCCTTCGAATGCTATTCATACCTCACTTTAGCATCCTGTCCTGTTCTCGTAATCTCGATAACGTCATCGACTGATTCCTTGACGGCATCCACATGCGATATCACAAGGATTGTCTTGAACCACTTCTTGAGAGAAGAGAGAAGTCGATTGCATGACTCGACTGATGTCTCATCAAGGGCACCGAAACCTTCATCGATAATGAGCATGTCAGTCTTTGGAAGGGACGAGATGTTGATGAGTGCGACCCGAAGGGCAAGGGATCCAAGCATCTTTTCCATTCCGGAACCAAGCTCTATCGGTCGACGAGAGTCACCGTAGTCAAGAAAGACCTCGAGATCAGTCGATCCTTCTTCAGACTCGAGTACAACCGTGAATCCAGCAACTCCCTGTAGGATGCTGGACATTTCTGAATTGATCCTGGGCAGCTCGGATGAGATGATGTTGAGAGGGATTCCGTCCTTGCCATATGCGGCGAGGAGTTTCTCGTAGACCCTCCACTTCTTCCTGTTCTCCTCGAACTTCAGCTTCTCATTTTCGAGGTCAGCTACCCTGTTTGTGTTCATGCCAATCGACCTGTTGTCATCCTTGAGACGAACATCCCAGGACTTTATCTGAGCATTGAGGGTACTGATCTTGTCCTTGAGCTCACTCATTGCGTTGGCTTCATCACCATCCACGACTCGAAGCTTCATGGACTCAAGCTCATTCCTGAGAGTTGCGAGCTTCTTTACTGCGGACGAATGCTTTGTGCTCAGGAGCTCGACCTGAGATTCGAGTGTCGACACATTTCCCTTGTACTCAATCTCCTTCTTGAGGATGTCTTCGTACCTCTTGACCTTGGACTCGATCGAAGACTCAGCATACTTCCTGAGTGCATTTCTGGAGTTTTTGAGTTCCTCTTGAAGCCTCTCTATCGATTGCTGCTGTTCAGCGATCTTCGCCTTGTCCTTGTGAGAGTCCTTGATGAACTTACACGTTGGGTATGCATCGCCGCATGGGACCTCGTTCAACTTTGAGGCTGACCTCTCACGAGCCTTCAGAAGCTCCTTCTCCCTTTCGATGTTACTCTCGATCAGGGCTACGCTCTTGTCGAGTCCTCGCATCTCGACCAACTGGTTGCGAAGATCCTCAATTGGAAAGTTGTTCTTCAGATCATCGATCTTGACAAGCTTTGCCTTGAGATCTTCGATGTTGTTTCGAGTCTCATTGAGCTTGTCATCGTAGGACGAGATCAGTTCCTCTGTGGAGGCAATCTCCTTTTCCTTTTCGACTACATCGTGAGATGTGACCTGATCTCGATCCTTGTGCGTGAGGAGTTCGACATTCAGGCTCTCGACTTCCTTTCGATGAGACTCAATCTTGGTCCTCAGCTCCTCAGCCTCATGCTCCATCCTGATAAGTTCAGTCTTTGCAATAGCGATGAGTCCGTCGTAGTCCTTGTTCGGTGAAAGCTTCATGAAGCTCTTGAGGTGATTGGACTCCTCCTTCAGACTTACGAGGACCTTGTCAAAGACATTGAGGTCAAGGAAGTTTCCGAGGTAGATCTTCCTTGCTGTGGCCTTCTCCTTGATGAAAGTGTTCATCTCACCTTGGGAAGCGAAGGATGTCAGAAGGAAATCCTCGGCTGAACCCACGAGTGATTGCAGCAGCTTATCAGAGTCTCTCCGTTGTTCTCCGCTAAAGTCGATATGGTTTCCATCCTTATCGACTCCAAAGATGTTCAGATGTGTTCCTGCTGATACTTGTCCACGCTTGTTCGTGTGCTTGGTCGTCTGGCGCTCGATGACATAATCGTTGCCATCGATGTTCACTTCACACTTGACTCGACAGTATCCCTTTCGGGTATTGACGATGTTGATGTTCTTGATGTTGCCACGGTCAGACCCATTGAAAAGCCCGTACATCAGAGTGCCAGGGATCGAGGACTTTCCAGTCCTGTTCTGTCCAAACAGTCCCACAACTCCGTTGAGGTTTGAGAAGTTGATGAGGTTCTCCTTGCCATAGGCGAAGGTGTTGTCCCAGTCCATCGACTTCATAGACCACTTCACATTGCGAGGTGAGTCATCCGACTCAATTCCCTTGAGGTGCTTGTCAACGAGGTCCTCCATCACCTTGAGATCTTCCTCATCAAACTTCTCCTTGTCAAGGAACTTCCTCACAAGCTTCTTGTGAACTTCCGGATCTCGAAGGTTCTCTCTCTCAATCTTTTCATCAGCAAGGCCGAGCTTCTCGGCATCCCTATTGTTCTCCCACTTCCAGACTATCTCACTTGCCGACAGCTCTTCCTTCAGGGCTGCCGCCATTGACTTGATCTCTTCCTGCAGGAGGTGAGTGTCAACAGCAATCCTGAAACGGGCACCGTTCATGCCAACGCATTCTGAAAGGGTGTCGATGACACTGCCCTTCCAACGAATCGTCACGTAGGGTGAATCATTCTTGAGCTCATGGAATGTGACATCAAAGTCATTCTCAGATCGAATCTTCCAGAGGAGAAATCCCTTGTCCTGAGACTCACCATAGTTCTGCTGGATGGTTGAACCTGGATATGCGAATCGATTCTCCCTGTCCAGGAACTGTCGACGGTGAATGTCACCGAACATTCCGAACTGGAATCCGCTGAACAGGTTCATGTCGTTGTCGGACTCGCACTCATAGTCAACGTCTGTGAGTGCTCCACGAAGAGACCCGTGGTAAAGGGCAATGTTCACCCTCCCAGGATGTGGTACGACATTGTCCCATCGCTCCTCATCGAAGCATGAGAAGTTTCCCCATGAGATCGGGACGCTGAATCGATCATCATCGAATGTCCCTGAATCCTTGTAAAGTGTGATTCTGGGATTCCTGAGAGCGTCAACTATTGGTGATATTGCATCCTGGCGATCCTTGTTGTTGATCAATCCATCGTGGTTTCCGAGGACCATGACAACAGGAGCAATCTTCGCCATTGACTCGAACCACCACGTGAGGCAGTCGATAAGCTCAGGTGAGATTCCTTGAGTCTTGGAATGGACGATATCACCGCCAATCAGAATACAATCGACTTCTTCCTTCTTGACCTTCTCAAGGAACTTGGTGAACACCTTTCGGTACTCATCGTGGCGGCTCAGCCCACGCCAGTGGACGTCTGCAATGTGAGCAATCTTTACCTGATTCAAAGGATTGACCCCGAAGAAATTGTTGAGATTAGGAAGTGAAGACGATTGTTGAGTGACCACTCTCTCGCTTCTTTCCTTGCGACCTTGATGAAGTCCCTGTCCATTTCACCGACGTCCTTGAAGTCGCCGGTATCAAGTATCCTCACAGGAACGTCATGTTCATAGAGTAGCTTAGCAATCTTGTGTTGCTTGGATTCTGCATCATCATCGAGTGCAAGAATGACAGGAGTCCTGTTGAGAGTAATCCGAGCAAAGAGGGCATGGTTCTTTGTGAGAGTTGATCCGAGAAGACAGGTCGTGTTCCCGTCAGCCCTAATCACGTCGAATGGCCCCTCGCATATCATCAGCTCTTCTTTCCAATCAATGTCAAGTTCATTGAAGACGATCTCACGCCTGTCAGGTCTTGGATTGAGATACCTTGGTTGAGTGTCCTTCTCAATAGTCCGCGATGTCCAGAAGTTGATCTTTCCGTCACAGTCGAAGGATGGAATGATGACTCTCCTTCGATTCTTACCGGACACACATGTGCCAAGGCGGAACCTCCACATGTCAGACTTTGTGACTCCTCTTCGATCGAGATAGGATATCACGGCAGTGACGTCTGGATCTGAGCCCCAGTATTCGGCCAACATGAGGAATCCATCAGGAACCTTGACCTCTTCCTTCTTCGGAAGAGGGTCATCGATGAATGACTTTTCCTCGACAGCCTCAAACCTCTGTCGCCACTCAGGCAATGAAGAAGCTGCAAACTTCTTCAGGAGTGAGACTACACTTCCGCCCTTCACACCACAAACCCAACAGTGCCATCGACCGTCGTCAATCTTGATGGTAAGCTTCATCTTGTCATCATTGCAGGTTGGGCAATGGAAGCTTACGTTGACGCCGTCGTTCCCGACAGCACACTTGCCGAGGGACTTTCGAAGGAATGCTATCCGTTCATTTAGATCTATGAGCACGATTCATTCTAACATCAAGTCTCGACATGGATAAGCAAGCCAGCCTTTGCCATGACATATGCGTCAGCAGCATCATCAGTTCCGTGGTCGAGGACGACCTCACCCTTTCTCTTGCCGGTCTTGATGACCCGTGTCGGAAAGTTATAGTCGGGCTCCTGGACTCTCAGCCATGCGATGACGGCCTGCTTCGGGTCTTGGCCCTTGTCTATCTTCACACCGACCTTTGATCGAGCAGTCCTCACTGGAATGATTGTGGGCTTCACTCCAAAGACCTCATATGCCTTGTTTGAGATGATGCCATTGAACCTCGCAAGTGTGATGAGAGTGTTAGCAGAGGAGGCACCAGCCCTGAATCCCAACATGTTCTGCTCTACAAAGATGTGTGTGGGCTTCACATCAAGGCACTTCAACACTGCAGAGACAGCATCACACTTCTCATACAGGTCAGGAAGGTGTGAGAGCCCAACGGCTCCCATGCTCACGAGCTTTCCATTCGTATCAATGATCGACCATCCGGTGCTGGATGTCGATATGTCTAGTCCCAGAATCATGTTCAATGGTAATAGGATCTCAAGATCAGAAATCGAACTTTACCCTGAACATTACACGGTCTCTGTCTCTCTTCTGGACTGGCTGGGCAAGAGTCGCCTTTGCAACAACATTGAGGTACTCATCATGGAAGTTCACTGTGTCAACCATCACGAATGAGTCGGACTTGTCATTTGCATAGTCTGAAGCTGTGAGTGGCATCCAGCTTGGATTTGAACTTGAGTTGGCCGTCCAAGCAGGTATGATAGCCTGCATCTCCAATACGTTGACGGGTTGCTCACCCTTCATCTCAACTTGAAACTGACTCTTGCCGAAGAAGTCGCCAAGTGAAGGATTGGTGACGCATGCAACTCCCTCATCATACAGAACTATTCCGCACACTGACCATATGGGATGTGGACCATCACAGTCCGCCCTGTAAAGAGTGCCGTATCCGTTGTCCTTCAGTGTGATTGACTGCCCTGAGCCTGTCATCACGCTGTCCTTGAGCATGTAGGACCCAGGGTGGATCCTCACTCCGTAGAACAGGTTCGATGCGTCATAGAACGAAACAAGGTTGGATGACGGGTCCATCGTCCTCTGCAGGATTGTGAGGTTCGATGTGGGCGATCCTGACATGTTCTCAGGTGATGAGCCTGCAATCTGGTCGAAGAAGCTTCCGCTCTGCTGCGTGAGTCCCCTGAATATCGATCCTGTCGATATCACGTTATTCAGATTGACGAACGAGAGATCCTCGACTCCCATATCATTCTTGAACAGAGCTGAGAGGAATGAGGATCCTGTTGACACATTGCTGAAGTTGGGAACAAACTTTCCGTTGTCATTCGGAAGTATGAGGTAGTTCCTGCCAACAATTGAACCTGTTCTCATCATGACATCGTTAGCTGTGATGACAGGAATCTGATTGGTTGTGATGTCGCTTGATGTGAGGAACATGAGCCTTGGGTAGCTTCCTCTCACCAACTCTCTCAGGTGATTCTCAACGTTGATCTCATGGCCTCCAACTCCAAAGCTCATGGTGACGTTGAACGGTGTGTCAGTCTTTGAAAGCTTGTAGGAGAAGGGGGTCTCAAGAACCTTCCTCGTTCTAGACTCTCTCGTAAAGTGAGGAGGAAGGTAGAAGGCCAGAGAATCGGATCCAGAGTAATAGAAAGACTTTGATCCTGATGATATCGCGGCTGTGCTCAGGAACTTCTTCCAGATCCTCAGTTCATGAACTTCTGCCCTGAGTGGGTGCCTCATCTTCCATGAAGTCGGATCGTAGTCATCGGATATGCTCAGGTCATTCTGTACGCCTTCATACAGCACAGCGTTCGTATTGAAGAAGTGACTTACACCGCCACCTGGTGAGTTCACACCTTCAAAGAAGTTTCCAATGAAGAGTGCATTCGGGTCATCAAGTGGTGAGAAGCTTGTCTGAGATATGCTGGAGGATGGGACAATGAAAGTTCCGGCGCTCACTCCGTCTATCGAAAATGTTCCTGTTCCGAAGTTCGTAGTCTGGCTTCCCCAACGAATTGCAATATGGTGCCAGTTGTTGTAACGAAGCAGAGGAGATGACTCGAAGATCATGTCCTGTGGGAATGGACGCTGGTTGTTCGTGAGTCCAAGAGTGACCTGGCTCGGCGGAACCTCAGCAGATTGTGAGAGCTGCAGGAGTATCTTGAATTCTGTTGGTCGCCCGAGTGAGTCTGCCCTTGAACCTGAGACGAGGGACACTGCAAATGATGAACTCACATGCATGATGGTACCAGCATTGTAACTTGTTCCATCACCAAGGCCTGTCGGCTTCACATAGAACTCTATCGTGAAGGGACCTGATGGCGTATAGACTCCGTAGCCGTCTGATCCTGCAGGGTTTGAGTAGATGAGTGAGGCTGAGGTTGGCAGTCCACTTGAACTAAAGAAGTTCAGGCAAGAATAGTTCGTGTAGCCCCAGTTGATCTTCGGACTTCCTGTCCTGTAGTACGGAATGAGTCTGTCCTTGAAGATGAGTTTTCTCTGTGTGTCACTATTGAGTGAGACAGGAGGCTCAAACCTCAGAATCTCCATCGACTTCAACTGTCGAGGAGTCACTCCAATGGAATTCACTGATTCCAGGTAGTCTTCCATCAGCTCAAGTGAGCCGCTTGACTTCTTCGCATCCTCAAGGATAGAGTCTGCTGTCCTGTCTCCAAAGCTTTCCGTGAATGCAGGAGACTTCTCAGTTGTCGAAACACGTGGGTAGACTCGGACAGAGCCTGTCACTCCAGACGAAGATGAAGTGAAAGTCCTGACCGGTCTTGCGACAACGGTGAAATTCTCGAAGTAGTCCGATGTGGCCCTGATGAGGGACATTGATCCCCCTTAGAAGTCCAGCCTCACACGAACCGTGAGGTCCTTCTCATCATTCTTCTCTAGCGGTCGAGAGAACTTCGCAACAGCAACAAGCGTGTTGTCAGCTGTGTAGAGTCCGACCGTAGTTGGGAATGTGAAAGACCTGTCGACCGTCTGATCATCGATCACTGTGATGTTGTTCGAAGAATCAGTGAAGGTTGGATTCGATGAATAGTTGAACTCGTCAGCTGAAGCTCTGCAGAATATCAGTGTGCTGTTGATGTTCGTGATGTTCTGGAAAGTCAGTGCTGTGAATGAGCCTGATGAGAATCTGGTTGATGCAAAGTGATTGAGGATGTCATCTATCGAACCGCTCACCATGAGGTCAGGAATAAACTTTGCATCCCTGTTGGAGTTTGGCATGACAGAACTTGGATGACCGATAATCGTCTGATTATTGAGGCTTATGGGAAATGGTGATGCTGTTCCTGTCACGGCACTGATGACACCGGAAACGTGCTGTGTTCCTGATATGATCTTCTTCATATCAAGAACAGCAATTCCTGAATCATAGAACATGATTCCAACCTTCTGACTGCTATTGGAACTGTTCACGATTGTACCAACCTCACCACCGAATGTCACCTGCCTGTTTGATGAAGCTCCAACATCGGTGAACACAGTAGAACCTGATGTTGAAGTTGCATTGAGGTTGTATCTGTTCGGGTATTGAGTTCCATCTCCTCCATAGCTTTCAAGAGAAGCAGTCGTATAGAAACGCATTGCAAAAGTTTCAGGCTTGATCTTGTCCCTTGCAAAAAGTCTCTTGAATGAGAGGAAGAGGGCTTCATCGATCCTGTCCGTAGAAGTCGATGAGTCGTAAGGAGCATAGAATGCAGAGTCACTGTTACCGAGAAGCTTTCCGGCAAACAGCTTGTACATGTCTACCTTCTCTCTCATCTGCATTGAGTTCACAGAGAAGAGTAGCTTTCCATTCGAGTCCTCACCGGTCTTTGCTGTCTGAACTGTGGTGCCACTGTACCACAGGCCCATTGACAGGTCAAAGATTGCGTTTGCTGACTGGAGTGTGTAATCCTGGTCGTGAACAGTCTGAAATAGAGATGATGTCACAGCATAGCTTCTGACACCGTCGCTTGAGGCGGTCACGAACATTGCATAGCCCTTTCTTGACGAAGAACCAGAGACGTCCTCTTGGATCACGTCGATGAGCTGACTGAGGGCTGTCGTCGTTGTGTTGACGTCTCCCTGACCGATTCTTTTGAAGATTGCCATTAGACAGCACCCTTGTTGATTGAAACGCTGAGGTCATAGACTGCGCCGGATGTGAGTCCAGCAACCGAGACCTGTGTATTGATGACGTTCTTATTTGAGTTGCTTCCAAAGATCAGGAACTGCGTGTCACTGATTGAAGCAAGCTGGACGGTGAATGTGACCGAGGCAGCATTTGTTCCTGTTGCAAGGTTTGCATTCCTTGAGACGATGTAAGTCGCCTGACCGTCTCTAGTCACCTGAATCGGAGTTGCACCTGCGATCTTGAGGAATTGATTCGGCATTGTGATTGCGAACTGACTGTCAACAAGTTCAGAGTCAATCACAAGGCCGCCGGCAATCGTCTGTGAGAGGGTAAGCTGCTGTGAGGTTGTGGTACCCACTGTGAGTGAGACGGAAGTTGTTGAGCTGTCCAACTGAATTGCTGGAAGATTTGTCAGGAATGGGTTAGAAAGAGAGATGCACTTGTACTTGAGAGCGATGCTCGCATTGGTCTGTGCTTCGAATACGGGAGTATTCTTCTCTATCTTTTCCTTTCCTACCTGCTTTCCAAACTTTTTGATCTGGCTGTAATCGACCTCATCGTCGGCAAAGGCAAACTTGACGATCGAAAATGTGCCATTGTTCCTTGCCAGAAGACGCCTTCCTGAGTCAGTTAGGACAGCGTCAACGATGATGTTCGTTGTTGAATGGTCGAGAAAACCCATGTTTAGCCTCTTCTCTGATAACTATGATGCTTGTTGGTTTGTTCGTAAATCATCAATGTACAGTGGGACACTTATTGATTGTGCCCTGTCCACGTCTATGATGACTAGAGAATACTGTCCTGACTTGCTCGTTGTGAGCAGTTTCATGTCAACTCCGGACCTGTTGACAATCTTTAGGTATTCAGGATCAAAGTAGACCTTGACTTCGTTCCTGTTTGAAACTTTTATCGCATCCATCGTAAGACTTCCACGAATGAAGATGTTCGGGTAAGGTCGTGGTGCATTTGCTACCGAGACCATCTCAAGCTCCATGACATTCTTCATTTTATTAAACTTGATTCGAAGCTGCTCACAGTAGTTTGAAACGAATCCGTGAGCGTCTACGGACGCAAGAGTGTAGATGAATGATGAATTCTTCGTGAACTCTTTGTCGTGAAAGACGCAGAGAGGGAAGTCCACCTTCTTGATAAACCTCTCTGTTGGGCGATCAGGTCTCACAGGAAGGAGATTAGCGTCATTGAAATCAATCTCCTGCAGAAGTGAGAATGGCTCATTGACACTTGATCTGCGGAAGATCTGAAAGTACTTTACGTCTCTTGTCTTATCGACTGGAAAGTTCCAGGTCAATGCCGGTGATTGAGTGTCATAGTCCCACCTGATCTGAAAGTCTTCAGGAGGTTCTGGTGGTGTTGTCTCATAACATGCAACCGTGTACCCTGAGGAGGGTGATGCAGCAACAAGAAGGGTAGCTATCACATTCTCACCGAGTTCCGTATACGTTGCTATCTCAATTGTATAGATCGCCTTGACAAAGTAACTGTATGAGGCACCGTACTTCACACCTGTGTCAACCCAGGAGAACGAATCCCTTGAAAGAACGGCAATATTCCTCTGAGTTACATTGCCGTTCTTGTGAATCTCCTGTCGAACTATCACATGTGCACGAAGCTCTGCCTTCTTTCCAACCTCACCAATGTCGCTCTCTCTTTCAAAGACACTTTCAACAAGAGAGTCAAAGTCATTCTGGCTGAAGAAGAGTCTTTCGGCATTTGCACGATCCTGCTCAGACTTTAGTTGCTTTAGTCTTGCATGCATTGCAAAGTTTGGACCTGGGATTCCTGCAAGTGAGGTGGCCCTGCCTGATACTGCGGCAAACCTTGACAGAACATTTGACTGTGAGGCAACTGATCTTGCGAAGATGTACTTTCCACCAGCTATTACCGTTCTTCCCTTTATTTGCTTCGTTGTGTCAGGCTTCACAGATGCTGCATATTGAACTGCGGAAGGATTGACATGCCTTGAGACCATCTTCGATAGTTTCATCGAAATGTCAGTCGGATTTCCTGTTATACCTCGAAGTCTAGCTGAACGAAGGACAGAATCTCTTGCCCTTTTCTCTAGTGAGAAGTCCTGTACCGAGGATGACAGGCTTCTCGTATTCGCATAATCTTCCTGCGAATAGACGATTGAGAGGTTGTCCTCAACAAGTTTCCTCGAAAGCTCTGCATCGCAGGAGTAGGTTGTCGGCGCTGCAGGCTTAAATGAGAGGCTAATCTCACGAGGATGGTCTCGATCGGGGTCAGGAGTGTCGTTTGTTGTCTCATCAGGCTCAAATCGAAGGTACCTAAACTCAGCTATAGTTGCATCAGCATACGACAGTTCAAATGTCGCGAGAGGAAGTGAGGATAGAGGAACGAACACCGGCATTAGCTTCTCCTTCCCTGGCTCTTGTAGCCAAACTTCCCTGTCTTGTTATTCGACTTCGATGTTGTCTTTGGGGGGACGGTCTCCTTTGGAAGAATGACCGAAGTTGTGACAGCGACTTCTGAGCCTGAGAAGCCTCTGATCTGGTTTCTCTGTCTCATGTATTTTCCTGTCTTTGTTGAGATAATGATTGCATCACCAGGATCCTTGATAGAAGTCACCTCTCCAAGGGCCTCAACAATAGAAGTATAAGCCGCTGCGGGAACTCCGTTTCCTGACTGTATTGCAAATGTGTCAGGATCAGAAACCACACAGTAGGTGTTCTCGTATGGAAGGGTCTGGAATACTTCCTCTATCAGGAAATCACCTGACATGACAGGATCCTGCAGCAACCTGTACATGAGCCTCGAGTCTGCCTCGTTTGATCCATCGACTGAGTGAGGACCTGGTGAGACTGAGTAGCCGTCGGTTGTTGTCTTTAGGAAGTCTGCCAACGATGTCCCGGTAGGTGCTATTGGAATCCTTTGATTGATTGAGTTGATGAGGGTCGGAGCACCAGTTGAAACCTTCTTCATTGCCTTGAACATATTCTCAGTTGAGAATTCCATGTGAGTCACATGGCGTAAAAAGCACTTTGCAAGGTAATCTATCACATGATTCCTAATCACTTGCTGCGCTTCTGTGTTCTTTAGCTTCATCTCGTTCTGGAGCTTGTTCATGACATCAACATACTTTGAGTCAACCCACTCACCATTCTTGAAGATGAAGTATTGGGTTCTTTTCTCGACAAGAACCTGAAAGGTGTCTGTGATCGATTGTGGTCTTACTACAAGCCTGATTGATGGGTCAAATACAAATCGCTGTGGCTCGAACATAAGTCCCTGAAACTCTACGTCTCTCTTGGAGACTTTCACTTCATGAAGTTGAAGTGCATTCGTTGATGAGTCTTTTGCAGCCGCAGACATTCCGAACGGAACGCCGACGACGCACAGAATCGAATTTGTGCTATCACCAATCACATCGTTTGTGACGATGGAATTTCTTGCCCTGAAGAAGTGTTGCACACAATCTACCTCATTCCTAACACTCGTGTATGTGCCGTCAAAGATGCTCTTTAGTCGCATGTCAGATTTCCACTTCACATCTCCAAGCACCATCGGGCTCAGAAGCTCTATGGTCTTTAGAGTAGTTGGCCTTGATGACAGTTGCTGTCTTGCAAAACCGATGTCTCCTCCCTGTAGAAGGGTCCTAAACTCATCGAAAGCCTGATAGATCGTGTCAAATGTCTCGTTGAGGGCAAAGACTCGAGCATAATGATCTCTTATGTCGTTCTCATACTCTTGAATCTCTTTTGCAACCGATTGAAGAATCTTGGAACCCTTCGATATCTCGTTGACTCCAAGAAGTGCACCAGTTGATTCTGCTACGATTGTCATGGAATCGTTCTGATAACTTTCGATTGGGCTCTGCAGATCTCCCTTCTCACTTTGTGGTGACTTCAAGGAGATTGCAAAAGCAGGATCTTCATCGGTCGTGCCACCTGATGTGACTGTGTCCCTGAACGGGTACACAAAGAAGAATGACCTGCATATCTCGGATACGAGATCAAACATCATGAATGTAAGAGTTTCAAGTGAAACACCAGACTCTCTAAGAGCAGTTTCATCATCATTGATAATTGAGATTCCTACAGCAGACTTACAAATTTCGAGTATCTTGTCTACAGCATTACCTACAGCTTGAGTCAGTGTAGTTGATTCTCCTGTCTTTCCAAACGCATCAATCATCTCAGAAGTTCTTGTCTGGAATGTCAAAGTCCCAGCTCGATACTCCTCAGAACCTTCAGAGAAGTTTGTGAACTCTCTGTCCTCAAGTATCTTTCTGATTTCAAGAACATCTGCTGCAAAGTCTTCAGGACTTGCTGCAGAGCCATCATCCTCTCCACTTTCATCCTTGACCTGGATCTCAGACAGGGTCTCGGTTGTTTCACCATTAGAAGTTGTCTTGACCTTGACTCTTGACTTGCTGTCAGGATTTGTAATGGATGAACTTACTGAGTCGGAGCTTCCGTCAAAAGAGAACTGCTTGTCAGGATTCAGGAACTTATCATAGATGACCTTCTTCGACCTTCTCTTAAATTCAGGGCTTGCATACAAGTTCATACAAATGAGCTCTATGATTTGTTCATTTGCAATTCCTCCTCCCTGCTGATCAAGAATCTCTTCAAGAGATGAGAGAGCTGCGTTTACTTCTGCAAAGACAGACCTCATTACGACTGTCGGAGTTAGAACATTCGCAATATCAGCAAGCATAATGTTCAGTAGTTGATCTACCGGTGTAATGACTTCGGACTTTAGCTTGTCGACATAGCTTGTTAGTTCGGTGATGTTTCCTGGAAACTTGACTGCAGGAACGATGAGATTCTCATATGCACCTGTGTATGTCTTTTTCTGATCTCCAAATGACCTCGGTTCAAGAAGCATTTTTGCTTTCTTGTCGTCGAAGTGTGTTGCGACTATCTTTCCGTCACAGGAAGAACCGAGACTCAGGATGCTCAGGCTTGAGACCGATGACTTTGTCCTGAGAAGTGACCTCGTAAATGCGGTGACCTTGTCTTGAGATCCTGATGCAGAAAGTCCTGCATTTGTTGCACGAATGAGCATCATCTCACGACGAAGGATGTTTGATATCGTTGCACAAAGCCTTGACACGATTGTCGCTGACCTGTTTGAAGACTTTTCAGTCACACTCGATGTAATGCTTCCTACGCCTTTTGAAGTTGACTTTGCAATGGAAGAAGACATCCCCATCGATGAAGATCCGACCTTTGAGCCAGAGGTCGATGTTTTTGAACCTCCTGCCATCTTTGAAGTCGTGGACTTTCCTGAAATTGATGATGATCTTGAGGCAGTCCTTCCTGATTTGCCAGTGGCTGCCATTGCTGTCGACTTAGTTGTCGAAGATGTCGCAGATGCTGCCGACATCGCTCCGCCTGACTTGACCGTTGTAGCACCTGCAATGGCCCCTGACGAAAGGGAAGACTTTATCAACCCCGATGTTCCCTTTACAGGCTTTCCTTGACGAGCAAGGTCAAAGTTGTCGTATGACGTGAAGCCTGTTATCGTCTTCTGTGCGTATTTGACAATGGAGTCAAGGTCATCCCACCTGTCGGCAATTGCAGTCACAGGAATCTTGAACCTGTCATCACTGGCTGTTGAACTTTTTACTAGAGTCCTGCCGATTCCAGGCTTTGAGATAGAACCAGAGAATTTCTTGATCGAGTTCTGACTGGTTGCATTTGTTGGGTTTTCAGCTGACTTTGATTTTGCGCTCTTTCCGATGCTCTTTGACTTCATTGAGCTCACGAATGTGATGCTCTTGCCAGATATCTTTGATGTTGGTGATTTCGCCGCGGTTACAACGAACTCGCTACCAGGATCGCCGTCATTCGCAACAGCGGCAAGTGCCATTGACAAAATTCGAGTGGAAGACTGTACCTTTGCTTCGTCAGAAATCCCGCTCAGGTCTTCAATGCTGTAGTTTGGCTGTTCACATGGCAGGTCTAGTTCGATCACACTTTGTTGTATCGATGAGATGATCTCTTTGGATGAACCAATCACATCAAGGCTTGCAAGAGGCTTCTCAGTGTGCAACACAAGGTCTGTGAGTCCACTTATGATTCTCTTTACGTTTGACCTCGAATTGTTGAGGCTGCTAACGGCGCCTGGGTTTGATTTTCCAATGAGCTCAAGGTCAGCCTCATCAAGCCCATTTTCTAGACTTCTTACCGAGACAAGCTCATTGAGCTCTGTGTCTGGTATGTCAAGAAATGGCGTAGAAACAAGCAGGAGATCACTTCTTCTTGATGAGGTCTTGACATCAAGAAAGATATTAGAATCCTTCTCAAGCTGGATTCCTGTTGACTGACCTCCTGGCACAGATCGATTCGTATTCAGGTCAACAAAGACAGCACCTCTAGAGGCAGATGCAAATCCATCAGGAACAAGAGTGGGACCATCTGGTCGATTCTCAGCCTGTGTGGTTTCATTGCTTGTTGTCGGAAGATTAGAAAATTCCACAGAGACAGCCGGAATGGGATTCGGCTGAATGCTGCTTATTGATTTCTTGAAAGGAGTTCTTGATGGCATATCACTCTGACCTTTCGACTATGAAGTCTGGCTCGTTTCTCAGCGTGAAGATACTGTCTGAGGCTGATGTTGTCTCGCTAAAGTCAAGAAGTACAGGCGCAACTCGGTACTTTACGAGACCCACCCTGTCGAACATTTCGGAGTCAAAGAACACATTATCACCTTTTGTCCTCAGTGTGCAGCCAAGCAGACATTCGATCCCGTCTGCAGAAGCATAAACTCTATAGTGATCTATGAGATCATCATTCCCCGTGACTTGCCACTTCACAACGTTGAAACCTCCCCTATTCCTGGTGACTTCGACTGAAGAAATTGCAACTGACTGTTTTGTCCCAGTCACCTTCACAGATGATTCAACGCCTGTGTCGATAAGATTGAAAAGAGGCCTGAATGTTCCCTGGACTTCTCTATCTGATGGGGTTGCGTTATTCAGTCTGTCGGTCTTCCTAAACTTGTAAGAGTGAAATGGGTACTTCTTTCCATCTCTTGAGATTGCGATTGCATACTGCGTGGTGATGAGTGCAGCCGCTGATTCAAGACCAAGTCTCACGTTATACTTGTAGCTTCCGTTCAACTTGAGAGGCTTCAGTGGCAACAAGGTCCCAATCTTTGCAGAGTCATCCACGAATTCATATTCCGTGAAGATTCCACACAATTCAACTTCACCTGTGTCGATATTCTCACGAGTAATCTCAAAATAGAAGATCGGATCATGTTCATCAGGAGACTCAATGAAGTCGGTGATTGAACTCGTTGGAATTGAGTTGTTCTTCATCACCTGGAATTGTGAGTTTGTTCTCTTTCCAGATTGAGTTGGAACCATCGTGAAAGATATGAGACGTGTTGTGTTACCTCCACTCTTCTCTATCTTGGAGGAAACATTCGAGATTCTAAGCTTGACACCCTCCTGCCTTTGAAGGAATGCGTATCTGTGCTTCGTTTCTGAAACCTCTAGTGAGCCAAACCTGTCGACAAGGCCGATAGCATACTCATAACTGTGCCCCAGTTCGCATGTGTCGTCAACAAATTGCGGAGATCTGTCTGTAGACCTGCTCTTTGAAGCATCTGTTGAGATGTGAGAGAAAGACTCTTCATTCCTTGTGATGTTCCTTCTAAGAAGAATGGACTCAGAGACGTCACTGGCAAGCTTTGTGACCTTGACTATGAGACTGTTTTCCTTTCGGGACACCTGGAACTTGACATCTTCAGAATCCTGCTTTGATCCGTTCCTAAGTGAGATGTCTACATCATTTGACTTGTTTCTGTAGATCCTGCTTGAGAATGCGAAACCACCATAGAACGAGTTCGTTCCAACCCTTCTCTCAATTCTCGTTCCAGGAATACCACCATTGTGAAGATCAAGATCAATCTCAGTGTAGTAAGTGTCGTTCGCAGGCTCGCCTCTGAATCTTCTCACAAGTCCTCTTAGAGACTGTGGCGATTTCCTTGAATTGAAAGTCTGGGGAGACCTTGCTATCGTCTTCACATACTTGAGGTACCGGTTTATCGAACTTGCCGATGGCGTCGTTATCACATCTCGAAGTGATGGTGCTTGGAACACGTACCTTGAGAACATTTTGCCATTCTGGAGATTGGCTCTAATGACAAGGTAGATTACGTCCTCTTTCTCGATATCAGCAGGAGGTATAATAGCATCGAATTTCACAGGAACAAATCTGCTTGTCGCTGTCACTCGCCTGTATCTTGACTGCGCACTTACTGTCTTAGTGGTGGCTCGCTTGAAAGTTTCGTACTCTTTGGTGAGAGTAAAGTCAGGAGTACCTCTGATCTCATCCTGCTGCTTCTCAGTTGCAATTGCTGATTGAGCTGATTTTATCGGGAACTTTCCAACGAATGAAGAAGGATCTATTGTCTTTGCGATAAGATCTAGGGTTGCAGATCTCAGCGATATCAGGGGTTTCACGAGAGGAGGAGATCCTACCACAACCTCGTCGATTCCAACAGTCTCGCTCCCTTCCTCGATTGCCTCTACATAGTCAAATGTTCGCCCTATTCCTGAACGAAGGTCCCTGATGTCGGTGTTGTCTATGAGAGTCGTGATGTCTGCCTTGATATCGAAAATCTTGAACGAGTTCTTGAAGTCAAAGTTTCCCTGTGTGTTGATTGTGTCCTGTGCTGCAGCAACTTCAAGTGAGTCAACGCTCTTACCAAACTCACTCTTGAACACAGGTTTGCTCCTGTAGCCTTCAACATCAACTATCGTGATCCCTTGTTCAAGAAGGGAGACAGCGTCGGCAATGAACATGAACTTTACAAGGACTCCGTCCTTAGTCAATTCAACGTGGTCATAAACATAATCGGGATCAGCGACAAATATGTCTGACTGCTGGACAGCCTTGAGTCTCATTCCTTCACCGTGATCGTGAACAGGTTCACGAATGTAGGAGCATCAAAACCGTCATTCATCAGTTTTCCTGCAAAGTAGATTCTTCTTGACTCAAGGCCAATGCTTGTTCTTCCGTAATCAATGATCTCAAGCTTTCCAAGGCTTCCACTATTCTCTTCATACACCTGCATCACGAGTGAGTGGTTCTCGGTCCTTGATGACAGGCTTATCGAAGCAGGAGTCGAGCCTGATAGTTCACTGAAGAATGAGCTTGGGTCTACAGACGTCTCCTCTCGAATGTCTGAGTAGGTTCCGAGAGGAGTTCCATCTGCCTGTAGAGGTGGAAGGAACTTGAAGTTCGGTCTTGTGGCAAGCCTGAAATCTGCCATCAAGGGCTCAACATCATCTATGGTTGCGGTAGACGGAACGTTTGAGAAAGATCCGCTATTCTCAATCTTGAACCTGTAGAATGATGGGTATGCAACTAGTCCAGGGTCTCCCAAGATAGGATCCTTTGTCCTTGCAATCCTTGCGTTTGACATTGCTTCCATGCTTCCTGATGTCACATTTGAGACGCCAGGAGTCACTGCCTGCCCATTAACGCTTTGTGCTCCCTTTCGAGGGTCTAGAGTCCCTGATGTCGTGAGATACGGTATCAGGAATGAGTCATCATCAGTTACCGGAATGATAGTGTCAAAAGGAGACTCATTGGATTCGAAGGACAGGTTGACATCTCTGTCCACAAAAATGCCTTGTGAGTCGCCTTCGTATGATGCGAGAGTGTCAGAAACACTGACATACCTCACGGCAAATGTCCCGTTTGAGATTCTACGACGCCCTTCACTCGTTATGCGAGCGTCGAGCATTCTTGACTTTGGGTCTAAGATTCCAGCCACAGTCCTAAATAGTCCCCTCGCAAGTTTGCCAAAGGGATTGTATCATCAAACTGTCACGGTGTACTCAATTGCATCTCGATCTGTGAACTCTCCGTCCTTGTATGGACCATCAAGGGCAGCCGTCCTGCTCACATTCTGCGATGTTGTGATGGTTCCCTGTACAGAGAGTGGTGATGTCTGTGACTTCTGGAACTCATTCACATCATTGAACTGCATAGATGACTTCTCAATGAACTTCACGTTCACCGTAGAATCGTTGAATGGTGTGTCTTTCAACCTTGGTGCAAGAACCTGATTGGGAGGTGTCTCAAGGAAGTCACGCAAGTACCCGTAATGAACCGAACTCAGCACTGCCTTTTGTGGAATTTTGTAACCAGATGTAGTACTTCCCGGTAGGCTGCCTGTTGTCCTAAGAGTGTTTCTGATGGGGTCATCGAAGTAATCCCTCACATATCTTTCTGTGTAGACTGTGAAGAACCTGTTGATGCTGAAATTTCCCTTAATGTCTCCGGCTGTTGCATGACCTGCGACTCCTCGGAGTGGTAAAGATGTAAGATCTGTGCTGCCTGTGATTATCTCATCGAAAATGCCACCATAGTATCCATCCGTCTCAGTGACAACAAACTGGTCATATGGAACGTCTCCAATGACTGTAGACACCTCGCCGAATGAATTTCCTTGAACGTTGACAGACTCACCGTCACGAAGGAATCTTCCTTCAAGCTTCAATTCACCAATTCCTGGCAAGACCCTGATGTAAGAAGTTGGACCATAGAGCATGGTGTCATCTTTATAGACACCTGTCAAGAACAGTGGCCCAAAATCAGGCGTTGCGAAGTTTGAACTCTCCATGCCGAGAACAAGTTCGTCTCCTGGCAGTAGAAGATACTCGGTCTCTTGAATCTCTGGTCCAATTTTCTTCGGAACAGGAGCAACACCATGCCACCAACCGGGCTGTATGATTGAGTAGAAGTCCGAGCCTGATCTATCTAGAGTAGAGAAGCTAGGTGATGTTCTTGCAGGATTTATTGTTGGGCAGTTGATTGCCCTTCCGTCTATGAGGATGTTGGTAGACTCAATCTTCGGTGTGATCCTATTCGAAGAGTTCGAATCGAAGTTAGTGAACTGTGAGAATGATGGTGTTACATCAAAGATGGACTTACCGAATTGTGCTGACGGAATCTGGCGAACTGCTCCTCGTGTCAAGTCGGTTGCATTCTGTGTCTCAAAATTTGTCCCAACGTATCTCACAAGATTTCTTACTGTGTTAGAAGGAGAAGAGCCCTGATCAACTGAGCTCGATGTGAATACCTTCGGTATTCTTGTCGATCCATGCCAGTAGTTCACAACTTGATATGCGTAGTTTCCTGCTCCATCTGAGTCAAATTGATGATTTGTGACAGAGTCGTTGTTAAAGTATCCTGTGTGATTCCATATTGGTCTGTAGTGTGAAAGAGTTCCAGTCACATACACACCTGTGATTGGAAGATTCCACTTCTTGCCAGTCGTCGGACCTACGCCAGACACAAAGTTCATGAGAGTTGGAACAGTGAAACCCTCAGGAGCGACAGCAGGTTTCATTTCAAGAGACAGTGATGCCTGGTGAATTAGTGGTCCCCTATATGTGAAGTCTACTCCCCAGTCATGTGAATAAGCAGGACCGTGAAGAGGTTCTGTGTTCCGACTGAGGGACGCAGTAACTCCTGGCAATATGGGGAAACTAGAAGTTGCATTGAATGATGCACTTGTAAAGATTGTTCTGAATATGTCTCTATTGAAAGCTGTCCCCTCAGGAATCAAACTGTAGAGTGGATTTGTATTCTGAGTTGACCAAAAGTGATTGGATGATGTAACCCAGAAACCGTCTTTGTACGAAGCTCCAAATGACGCTGAGTTATAGAAGCTTACTGATGCTGAGGCTATCAGAAACCTGTCACTGCTGCTTATATCTTGGTCGCTGTCCTTAAGGACTCCTCCTCTTCTTCTCTGGCGATACAGGAAGAAGCTGTAATTCTCAATGTCCCTTCTATTCATGACGTATCGTACCCATTGACCTGGATTTCCTGATGAATGTGCATGATCAATAGGAGTACCAGAGGGAACAGAACCGGTGAGCCTGAAGAATGTCCTTGACGCTTCGATGTTCAGGTTAAGAGTTATCTTCGAAAGTAGGAAAGGACGAGAAACAAAGTCGCTTACCTTAATTGTCTCATCATCGTATGCATGATACTTTTTATCTGATGGAGCTCCCCATATCGAAGTTGGATATCCAATCCTTCCATATCCATGAACTTCATGTGTTTCCTTCCATGGATGAAGGTATCCAATGTTAGGTGATCCTGCAAATTGACACAAGATTTTTGAAGATCCTGATACATCAAAAGATGTACTTCTAGAAGTGTCAGAAGTTGACGTGGTATTCCTGTATTCCAGGGCATTGAAAGAACCAGAGAAAGACGAATCGATCCTTGCGTCTGAGGTTCCTGAGACCCAAAGATACACTTCTTCAGAAGGTCTTCTTGGTTTGTGAGACCTTCTTGAAGTAGACCCGTCTAGTCTCTTCTCAACCCAACACCTTGACTCAGGTGAGTAGTACAAAAACCCGGTCCCAATATTACCGTCTGGATCTGATCTGAATCCAGAAGTTTTTCCTGAAGCGCCGTCAGCATCATTATGATCTGACTTTTTGAACAAGAAATCCAGAAACTTTGATGGGAATTCTTTGATTGGAGAGCTTAAGCCTGTTGGTATCACAAGGGCAGCGGCATTCTGCAGAGAAATTAGGTCATCAGGAGCTGATTCTGTGTACTTCCATTGATGCCAAGGTTTACCCACAGAGGTGGAGCCATTGGCTCTAAAGCAATACCCACGATTAAGAGCGGTCTCTTGAGTTTGAATGGGAACTACTATTTCGAATGAACCAGAAGTACTTTTTGATGTCGAATCTGTGAATGAGTCAAATTTTCTACCTGTGGTTCCTCTATTCAATATGGAAGAATCGAGACCTGTGTCAGAGAAGCTTTGACTAAAGTTGGTTATGATCTCTCCGTGATTGACTGCGAGAGGAAGAGATGTGAAGGATGTGTAGCCATCAACGCAAACTCCTGCATTGAATGCTTCTGTGATTGCGTCTATTTCATCATCTTCTAGCCTTCTGCTCCATGCGGCAATCATGATGTAATCATGAGAGTATCCCAGATACATCCTTGAAGGAATTGAACCTACGGCTCTTAGTTCAGGCTTGAGATCTGTTCTGTTATACTTTTCATAGAATTCTGACCTGTCGAGATCTGAAAATCTAGCAGTTCCTTCTTGCTGATTTTCGAATCTCGGTGTTAGACAATTGACGCCATCTATTCTCAGGGATAGGTGCCCTCCAGATTTCCCTTCCCTTGAAAGAACCTGCCTAAAGGCTAAACTGTGAAATCCGTTTGAAGACTTGTTGACCTGTTGCATGGATGTGCTTTTGGGCACTTGCGGTGCAAGTCTAACAGGATTTCCCATAACTTGAGAATTGATGTTTTCATTTGCATTGTAGATATCTTTTTTCCCATCTACAAACTGGTTTGGAATAAACCTGTTTGCAGCACCTGGAGACACTACAAATTCTGTGGTTGGACCGAGATAGAATATGTAGGGAATACCGCTGTATCCAGTAAGATCCTGCCCATTCAAAGTTTGAGGTGTCATCGTATACGATGAAGCTCGGGAAGACCTCCTTGTATTTGACTTTGTTGAGTCTCTTGAACCGTCATAGCTCGCTATTACGATGTCTGTCGGCATCATGATTATCGAACCTGTGGAACCAATTGACACTGACACATCATTCGTTCCGTTTAGTCCTAGCAATCCTCCTACTGGAGGATCATACACAACGTCTCTGTATGAGGCAAATGAAACAATGTCTTTGTTTCCTCCAATTCTCGAGTCATAGAATCCTCCAATGAAAAATGGAGAAACATGAACATTTTGAGAACCTGTCACTATTGTCGATATCGTAGACAAGAACTGATTCTTTAGAGACTTATCAAAGAATCTTGAATCTCTAGTGTCAGAACCAGTCAAATAGCCACCGCCACCTCCACTCGGGCTTTGTGATGCCCAGGGACCGGTTCCTTCTATGTACCTTGCGGCTTCATTACCGGCATCAGTCTTAAACGAAGGAAAGGGGCACGTTATCATTCCTCCTTTTTCATCAGATGATCCTGTTGGATCATTTCTCATGAAGATAAGAACTGTCTGTTCATCCTTCAGGTATGACGGGTACTTGCTATTGTCTGTGAACGATATTGATCCACTTCCCCTGAAAGAGAAACCAATCGGTCGATAACTTGAAGAAGCAACTTTATCTACGGGTCCGTTGACAGTTGTGTTAGTAACTATCTCGGTGGGTGTGACACCTCCTGATCCATCATCCTTTCCGATTATGCAAAAGTCGAGACCCCTTGACAGATCGTAGACCTTTCCTCCCGGACGCAATGAAAATTTTGTCCGAATATCAGTGAGCTGTACCTTGCTCCCACCCAACTTAGCCATTAGTAGTTTCTCCTGTCCGCAAATGCAATGGAGTCTGTCCCATTGGTGTCACCACCGACAATGCTTCTTCCAGCCGCAGACGACTTGTAATTTCTAGACAATCCTGGGAATGTGTAACCACTTCCCATCGAAAGGACGGCAACAATACCTGAGTCTGTCAACTTTTTCATTGTCTCATCAATGTCACTCGAATCGAGGAATCCCTTGGGATCTTCCACCGGTGGATGAAAGAAGGGTACGTCAGATAACGTGTTGGTCTCATCAGAGGTCTCAAGGAATGGCTCTGCTGACTCCACCTTATCACTGAAGTACACGATCTGGTCCACTTGGTGGTTTCTATGGTAGCGATCGACGAGTGTCATGCCGAGCTCTGCATGAACTCCCCTGCCCTTGTCGAATCCCACCACAATATTCTCACTGATGGACTGCCTGATTGGAAGTGGCTCAATTGCACCGTCAAGTCGACCGGGATCCGTCCATGACGTGTTCTCAAGGGTGATAGGATACATCCGATCACCAGTATCCTGGATGTAGGAAACAGCATTAAACGCAGAGAGTTCTATGAATCCTTCATTGGGTGCTGTGCTTCTCGGAATTCCGAGGTCTCGAACCTCTGCGAAGTGTGAGATTACAGTTGATGAGCCAGACCAGGACCCGCTCAGGTTGTTCTTACCGATCACCTGGGATAGCGAGTCATCGAAGGCTCCAAACTCTCTCACACGTCCGTTGACCACACGAAGTGGTGAACTGTTTGACAGGAGTCTCGGAAGGGTGGAGCCGAAGACCTGTTCGTAGTCTCCAATCTCTACACCCTGGCGATATGAGTCAATCTTCTTTTCGTCTGACCTTGTGGTTGCCATCAGAACCTCTTCAGGTCAGCGACGACCTGTCCAACGTAAATTGCTCCCTTCAGTCTCATCCTCTCATTCTCACCGAGATAGAGGTCTCCCCACCGATACCTCACCTTGTTCCTCTCGAGGACATGACTCTCAACCACGAAGTTGTTGCCAAGGTATGAGGTGTTGGATGGCACAAGCTGCGCGACCATGCTTCCAATGTTCTCATTGAACCACCTTGCGAAGTTGAAGATGTTCCTGATGTTCACAGGTCCGGTGAGCTTGTTGAAGTAGACGTCTCTCATGTTCTCAAGGTCATAGTAATCGTCCGAGAACATGAGGTTAGGATCTCCGATTGCATTGTCAAAGAACTCGTGGCTCGAGAAAGACCTCATAATGTCCTCATCGAGTGACTGTACAACGCTGATCTCGATTCCAAACCTGGAGTCATCATTCGGAGTCTCATTCTTCGGTATCTCCTGTAGGACTCCGAAGTGACCTCCCTCAGTCAAGGAGTTCTCGTACTGAGACCATGACCTCACTCTCACCTTGTTGTCTGATTGTGCTTCATCAAACTTTGGTGTGAGTGTCGTGAACAGGGACTCTCTCTGGACTATCACATCAGTCTCCGTCAGGCCTCTTGCGCGGATGTGATTCTCAGCCTGTGAGAAGTCAAAGAGCATGATCTCACCGCCGATCGATGCCGTGACAGGTTGGTCACACGTGATGTCCATTCGAAGCCTTCCGAAAGAACCACTCTGACTTGTGATAAAGTTGAGCCTTGTAAGAGGATCATCGACACCAAACGATGTGGGATTCTTGACATGCTCCTTCCACTCACTCTCTGACAGTTCACGAGACCAGAACCTTATCCTTGAGACTTCACCAAGAAGCATGGTATTCGAAGCATATGAGGTTGGATTGAGAAACTTTCCAGATGGATCGTATGACTGCTCACCGTATGAGAGGAAAGCACCGGAGGCATTCAGGCTCGGAGTGATCGATGAGAAGACATCTGTCGAGGATGACCTCAGCATTGTGCTAGATGTCACGAAGTAACTGATGTCCCTTTCAGTCGTGAGGGATCCTGCCCTGAGTGTCCAGGTTTCTTTTGTCTCGCCTTCGGGCTCTCTCATGAAACTCACATTCCACATCTCACCGTTGAAGATGTTCGCACCTGTGAGGGAAAGCTCAATGACTGAATGATTGGAGCTTGACACGGCAAGCGTGATCGTTGACTCACCGAATATCGCGGCTCCTGATGAGAATGCAACAAGGTTGACGATATTCGAATTTCCTGAAGTTCCAGTCACATTCATCCTGACCAGAGAGGATGGGTCAACGTATCCCACTGATAGCGGGAACCTGTAGTTGGCCTCGTACGTGAATGATGATGTTGTGAACAGTCCATCAGACGGAGTTCCGCTGAGGTATGGGAATCCTGGCTCAGTCCTGCTGCCACTGAGGTACGATGAGGTTGCGTAGAATGCAGTGTCGGTCTTGAACACGCCGAATGAGTCACGTTGAGACTTTCTGCCTGATATGAAACCTGTCCTTGTGCCACCGTACTCACGAAGTCGCAAGGTTGTGTCAGGATTGAGACCTATTGACCTGATCAGAGACTCGACCGAGTGTCGGGTTCCCTTTGACCTCACAATCTCAGGTATCGTGGCTACAATTCTCCTCCAGATCTTGGCCTGGATCTTTGACAGAGACTCAGTTCCTGTCTCAGGATCGGCTCCAATGTCATCACCCTTGTGCCTCTGTGCATCAGACTCACCGGAGAATATGTTCGGAAGCTCGAAACCGTATCTATCGGCGATGATTGGCAGGAAACTGTCGGCAACTGAGTTGACCTCATCGTAATCGAGGTTCTCAAGCTTTCCGAACTGATCGACGTACATTTTCATCTCATCGAACTGCTTGGCCCAGATGAATAGAAGTGTCGTGATGATCTGCACATTCCCGATCTTGGTTTCTCTTGGAAGATTTCCGCCTTCCTCAAATGACCTGTTGATTGAGCCTTCATCCGATTCAAGTCCCATTGCCGTCCTCTCTTCAATAAGATAGTGAGACGGAATGAGCTTTGTGATGAGGTTGGGATTGTTCGCATCGTAAAGAGAGGCTGAGTTCAGGAGCCTTGAATTCAGAGAGACAACCGATGGGTGGTCAGGAAAGAGTATCGGGCACTGTGAGTTTCTTTCCCTGAAAGGTGGCAGTCCATCCCTATTTCCACGCAGAGACTCAGTGAAGTTTGTGATGATCGCATGAAGTCCATTCCCGGAGGAGTCGATGACGACCGTGTTCCTTTCGTATGAGCCGGAGGGCTCATTGAACTTGTAGTATAGGATGAGGTTCTCGTCCTTTGCTGCAGGACTGAACATTGACGACGAGACTTCCTGCTGGTTGAAGCTCCTGTGATAGACCTTGAACTCATCAAGGCTAGCGCTGAGGGTCCTCTGGGGTACGAATGACATTCCAATGTTCGTGTGTGCGCTTCCTGAACCAATCAGGAATGGAGCGCCCCTTGACTGGAGGCTCACAGATTCGAGCATTGATGATGTGCTAGAGAGTGCTGAATCTATAAAGATCTGCAGGCAGTTGGTGCCTGGCCTGCGATTGTACTGAGCACACACATCGACCCATCTTCCTTTCTGGATCTGAGCTGAGGATGAGACGTAGCCTGAACTGCCAGCAATTCCAAAGAAGAGCTGTCCATAATCAGCATTGGATGAGGAGATGAATCCGAGAGTGTAGCTTCCTGAAGTTCCCAATCGCTGGACTACGACAGACTCGCTGTTGGATCCTGTTGGAAGATTGACCTTGAACTGAAAGCAGAGTGACTTGTCATCGGGATCTAGAACAGGAAGTCCGGATGTATTCTTTGAAAGGGATGGGAATAAGCCACCTGGCGTGTCTTTGACGGAAATGTAGCTTGCAGAAAACAGCAGAGATCCCCTGTACTTCGGAAACTGGTCATACACGTACTTTTCGTATCCTGTGAGACTGTCCGACCAGGCCTCTATGTCGAGGGGTGATCCGTCGAAGGGGAAGTAGTTGATGACCTTGTCAAACGCAATGTTTGTGTTTGTCTGCGCTGATGAGAAGAACGTGTGATTCGAAAAGTCAGACCAGTCAACAGGAATCTGTTGTGTGTTTCTGAGCGGTGAGCCAGGAGCGTCTCTCCTGAAACTTCCTGTCGGAATGTCTGATCCGAGGACCAGGTCTCCTGTGTATGAAGATCCGTTCCCTGAGTCTCTCTGTATCTTGAATAGGGTCTCGTTTGTGAAGTGCCTTGTGAGCTCGTTGGCCATCAGATCACTCTCAGGATTGTCGACCTGTCATTGATCGAAAATGTCCTGCCATTCTTTGTGACTTCATACTCAAGGGAATAGGAACCTCCTGGCTTCATACCTTCAGTTGGTAGAGAGAGGAACCACCCACTTGAATCAGCAGACATTTTTGAACCATCGCAATAATCGAAAAGAAGCTCGCCAGATGATGAGTCACGAATCCTGTATCTAGCACCGTAGACCTCAGTCTGTGATACTTGAAGCGGGAACTTTGAGGCACGTGACTCTTCCTTCCTGTCAAAGAACCTTGTCACGACTCTGACTTCCTGTCCAGGACTGAAAGTCGCAGCTGACGCATGAGATGAGACAATGAAGTCAGGATCTCCGATTGACGTGACATTCCATTGAGAATTCTTGACAGTAACGGTTCCTGATCTGAGTGTTCTATTTCCGGTTGCGGTCTTGAGAACCTCAGTCAGAACAACGCTTCCTGAGTTCTGTAGGAACGAATTGAATGTCTCAGATCCGCTTATCACAGAAGTTCCTGACAGGAAGAAACTCACTGAGTAGCTTGCTGGTACTTTCATTCCGGAGCGGGTCGTTACCTGTGAACCTGTGAATGAGGCTGAGAAGGATGAAGTCGAAAGGGTGAGAATGACGCAATTCGATCCAGTGACCAGTTTCCCGTTGATCTCCTTGAAAGGTGATGCAGTGCCCCTATCACTTGAGAAGTAGAAGAGAGAGTTGTCAGTATCGATGAAACTCGAACTCCTGTTATCAACCCTGGAGTCATCACACTGAATTACGAGTCTTGGCCTTACAGAGAAGTCTCTTGCGTTTGTTGAACCGAACCTCTTCACGAACCTTGTAGCATCGTCTGTCTCATCTGAGCCTGAGAATGAAAGTCTCAAACCGTGGAATGAGAGCCTCCTGGCAAACGAGGAAGACAGAATTTTTGTTACGTCAATGTCAAGGTCTTCGTTCCCTATCTTGAAGTACTGTGTGCACTCAAATGATGAGACTCCACCTTGGACATCTGACCTCACGTAATCGCTTGCCGTCAACATGTCGGCTGTGTATCCACAGCCTCCTGATATCCAGCGGGTTCCATTTGATGATGACAGCCAGTTTGCTGCTCCAACATCAGCAAAAGAAACGATATCCCTTCCCATGCCCTCATCAAATGATGAGGAAAGTGGAAAGACCGAGACAGTGAACTTAGAAGGTGATGATTGCCCCAAACCAAGGGACTTGAGCCGAAGGTTAGCTCTGAACGTTGGGTCACCGGCGTCTATTGACGAACTCAGAGTTATCACATTTGACAGGTCAAAGTCAATGAGAATCCTGCTGATCTCATTTGATCCAGACGGAATCGACTCATCATAGAGCTTGAACAGGTCAAGTGTTCCAGCCCTTCCGACATTTCCACTCACAGAGAAAGAGGCATCGACAATCTTGTTCGTGATGTATGTGTCGCCGGAAGATGTAAGAATTTTGATCATCAGACCACCGTTACAATTATGTCTGTGTTCGGGTTCACAAGCTCAAACACTCCACCGGGAGGCGGAACAACTATTCCCCTCGATGTGTTGAGGACAAAGTCAAACTCTACCGAGAGAGGACTCACTCGTCTTGTTGAGAATGTAGTGTTCATAATCGAAAGCACACCAGGTGTGTTTATCACAGCAAGTGTGATGTCAGACAAGATGATGGGCTGATCAACAGTGAACTTTTTTGTGTTTAGAACATTTGAAATGTTGGTTCTCACCTGAGCAGACACGTCTATTGGGTTCGTGTTAGGAACTACGACTATCTTAACACCGACTGTGTAGTCAACTACTGAGCAGTCGAGAATATCGATGGCATCTGAGATCAGTCTGAACTCATTGAGATAGTTGCTGAGGTTCTTCTTGAGAGTATCACTTGACTGAATCAGAAGATTGTCGTTGTTGATGGAGGCAACATGAAGAACTATCGAAAGTGGATTCACCGGGTTGGGCCTGATTCCTGCCTTCTCGACCCTTCCAAACATTGTTGGAATTGAGAACACTCTAGCAAGCAGGTCATCCTTGCTCACAATCCTCTGCTGTGAGTTTCTTGCTGCAGGAATGAGAGATCGCATGTCATCTACAGTTGGAGCTGAGGCTCCTCCCGTTGCCGGAGCAGAATTGATTACCTCGGTTGATGCCCTCACAGACGCCGCAGAAGTAGGAGAAGCTCCTGATGGAAAGACTGTCCTCAGAGTCTTAATCTTCCTGATGTCACTTGCGATGACGTTGTGCTCATTTCCACCGCCATACCTGTAGTTCACTGTGATCGAAGTGTTTCTGGGTGCTATACCCATAGTCTTACTCTTCAGCAGGGCCCTTGGATCTATGCTGAACCTTGTTACCGATGTGTTGCCGTACATCGGGATTGCAAACTTTGAAGGATCAGGGATTGAGTCCTCTGATGCTGCGGTCTCATCTCCTCCACCGAACATCATGCTTGTCTTTCGATTGAGGATCGCTGTCGTAGTCATGAATCTACGAGGGGCTGCAATTGGAGTGAACACCTTCGGGACAGCATCGGAATCCGATCCGAAATTCTTTACAGGCTTGTAGGCTGTGTCCTGTGTTAGGCTATCGACTTCATAATACTCATTTCCATCAGAATCTGTGACCGAAAGGATCTCAGACACATTGCTGTTGGTGAGTGTGATAGTCCTGTATGGCACAAAGTTATCTGGTATTGTGAAGGTCTCGTTAGCAACTAGCCCACTCGTTGCCATTACATCCCTGCTCAGGATGAATGACGTTGGGACTCCATTACTCGTTGTGCCGGCATTCACAGTGGCCTTTCTATTTCCGAATGAGTCCATCTCAGCCATGTCAAGGTCTTCGACTGTTATGAAAGTGACTCCGGACTTTGATTGGACTTCTGTGAGAGCCTGTATCTTTGGTGCCAGAGTGTAATCTGGCACGTAAGCTCCATTGTCCAGAACGGCATTCACCTCGATCAAGAATGTGAGTGTGACATTTGCAGGTGAAGCTACTCCAATCTTGACACCTGCATTCCTGATGTGCCTTTCAATGTTCGCAGTTTCAACTGCATCAGACCAAGATGTCTCTCTGAACTGATGATCAAGGTAGAATGTGAGAGTATCACCGACTGAAGCTGCCATGTCAAGGAATAGGCCGCCTACGCTGGCCTCCGAAAAGTCCTGAATTCTGTCACTATAGAAGGTCCTTGCATGCTCAAGAAGATCGCCTCTAAGAGCCGAGTAGTCCTTTGCAAGGTATGATCTTGTGTTTCCGTTTCTCTGTTGACCTGCCATCATGACACCGTTGTGAGTATTACTTCAATCTTTCTAGGCTTGTCCTGATAACCAGACACGGTATATGAGACGCTCACACCAACTCTTGGAGGTGTAGTTTCTGTCTGTGGTTCTACAAATGACTCAAAGGTCTCAGGGCTTACGAATGGCATGTAAGTAGAAATAGCCGAAGCGATTCTCCTGATTGCTTCGGCATCACCTTCCTCAGTTCCGAGTTCGAATATCATCTCTCTGAGGTTTGCACCAAAATCGTAATCAAAGAGTCTCTCACCTTTGTTCGTAAGAATCAGGTTTCTCAGGTTGTCCGCAATGGTGTTGTCCAATCTCCTATGCATTGCAAGGAGTCCGTCAGTTCCTTCTCCGAGTTGCATTGGTGTCCTGATCCCTATCGGAGGAGACTCAGGTGTGACTCGATTCTGGGCTACAGAATCTATCGTTGTCCCAATGGACTTGAAGCTATATGACTTGGAGATCGCCACTTTTTGCCCTAGTCCTATCTATCAAACTGTCAAGAACTCCCAGGACCTGTTGTCGCTCCAACCTGAGCAGCAGGAGAACCGGCTGTTGCAACTGGTATTCCGGGGTTGATCATTACGGTTATGCTTGTGACGTATGAGTCAACCGCAGCAGCAATATCATTCGCAAGATTTGACATGATTGCGTCAGGGTCTGCTCCGTCTTTTGCACCAGCATCTTTAGCTTTCTTGAATGCGCTTTCGATTGCCGACTTCATTGCCGGCTTTCCGGTTGCTATGATTGGCATCTTACTCTCCGAAGATTCTCTTTGACTTTAGATTGACGATTTCGCCTTCTCTCGAATCCATGGCGCTCTTCAGGGTTGAAGCCGCCTGATTAATCTGGGTTGATGGAGCTCCATAACCCGGTGTTGTATGTGTACTAAGTGTATCACAGAATGACTTGATGTCTGCCATTATTGCCTTGAACAGGTCTTCGAGCTGTTTGTACTTCACATAAGGCTGCAGTTTCTCGATGTTATCATCTCCTTCAGGCCCGTCTGCGGCTCCGCCATCTTTTTCACCTCGGCCAATCACAAATCTCAGGGCAGACATTTGTATTGTTCCGTCAGGAAGCATCAAAATTGAAGATGCATCATTCGAAGAATCTCCTTCTTTCACTATCTTGACGGATCCTCTGATCTTTTTATCAGAGTCTTTCCTGGCTATGAGCCTTATTTCATCAGACTTTATTGCTATCGCAGGTGATGTGTTGAATGTGAGTTCCTTGACATCGTCCTTGAAGAATGAGTTTGGGAGAGAAGATTCAAGCGAAAACTCCACATCAACCTGAGAATTCATTGTCACGTAGATTCTTGACGCATCATTGAAAAAGTCAGGGTCTCCTTCTGCCGGATTTTGCTCCTGATTTCTTCTATCATGATCCTTTAGAACTTCTACGAATCCTCTGGAGTTTGGGTAAAGGGCAGCTGAAGTCCTGCTTATTTCTTTACCATTGAGTCTTGACCTGCCTGCTACAATGTCGATAGTTCCTGAAAGTGATCTTGGTCTCTCACTTGTTGAGATGGTCTCAGAGAAATCTTCATTTTCTTTCTTCCATCCCTTAGCAGTTCCAAGAACTATTGAAGAGTTATTGCTTCCCTGTATTACGAAGTCGCCTACTCTCTTTGATATTCTTGGAATGGGTTCGAGCTTTGCAGTTCGATATGATATCGACTGATTGATGATTTTCTCATATTCATCTACAATAGGAGGCAAGTCCTCGACTGACCCTTCGTCATTCCCAGGCACGGATTTTTGAGTCATGCTATTGTTGGGAAAGTCTTCATATTCAGGCATTGACGCCTTGCCTGTTTTCTCTGCAAGGCCAATTCTCTGATTTTCTTCTATTGGGTCTATGATTCCCCTGTCAAAATGACTGAAGTTGACATCCTCAGCATAGGCATCTCCATGAACTCTACTGATCCAGTAACCGATGGACTTGACTGGAGTGTCAAAGTACACCCAAACAGTTTCACCCGGTTTGACAGGAAGTTGCATGTGAGAAGAAAAGAATGGGAAGCATATTGCTGATGGAGTTCCGGCAATGTCACCTATTCTTCTGACTAGAAGAGAGTTTCTTGGAATTCTAGCTATCGGTATCCCGGATTCACCTGGATTGATCATCTGATCAGTTAGACCTACTTCTATTACAACTGCCTTCTCAAAGACGCTCGAAGATTCCTTGATTCCTGGTTGTGTTCTAGCATCAGTTGAGAAGTTCATCTTTAGCCGCCATTGATCTTCGAGAAGATGTCATCATCTGTCATGACAGTCTCAGATGGTCCACTGTCCTTGATGATCTCAGCAAGTTTCAGAAGCTGGTCATTTGCCTTGCTCATTCTCTCGAGGTACTTCACAAGAGTGCCACCTACAGTCACATGCTCGCCTGCTCCACCCTGCATTGTCGTGTACAGGTTGATGTAGAGGGCATAAGCATTCTCACGATCTGTGACAGCATTCTGATAGATGTCCTTCCACAGCATCTTCCTCTTGTCGTCTACTGTCGCCATCGAGTCAAGGAGGTCACCGAAGTCCTTGATCTTTCGATTTGACTCTTCGTACTTCTTGAGAATGTCGTCTGCTTTCATAGGATGTCAACTCCATCCTTAACTAGATCCTTGTAGTACCTGCGAATGGCGGACATTGCACCTGCGAGCTGTTTTGCGTTGAGATTGCTGAGGTCTCTGACATAGACGAATATTGCACGCTTGCTAAGCAGGTCAAGGTCATCAATCTTCAGGAAGACTGTGTGAATCGCTTCAGCACACGCAAGTTCATGCTCATTGTTGCACTTTGTCTTGATGATCTCCACGGCATCGAGGATCCTCTTCCTCTGGCCTGCATTATAGAGCACATCATCAGGTGAATCAATGATCGAGTGATACGCAATTGCTCGCTTGTCCTTTGCACTGAGTGAGTCCAGATCATCAATGCTGACGTAGGTCGAGGTCATCTTCTGCCGCTTCTTAGCATGAATGATGAGCCAGTTCCTTGCAACAACATTGAAGTACGAGAATGCTTTTGTTCCCCTGCTCTCATCAAACTTGTGCAGGTTCTCATAGAGGAAACAAACGCAATCCGATCTGAGATCCGGAACAGACTCGTTCGGTCCTGCGAACCCATAGATGTAGATGAGATTCTCAGCGAGCTTGTTGAAGGCTGGTAGTATCTCGCGGATGTAGATCTCATCCCTCTTCGAATTCTCAGTCTCAGCCTTGAAAGCTACGATGGAAGCCTGTACTTCCGGCCCAAAGTATAGGGTCTTGCTCGGTTCAGCAGGCGTTCCTGAACTCCTTCTGATTCTTTTCTTACCCTTCATTATCGTTCTCCTGATCTTCATCTACCTTTGCTACGGTGTTCGCAACCAGGAGAATCGAATCTCTTGCGGCTTTTATGTCTTCGTGAACCTTTCTCACCTCTGGTGAGTCATAGAACAGGGGAATCTCGAGTACCTTACTGATAGATGCGTACCTCTTGTCAAGGACGTCAAGACAATCCTCAAGGACATCCTCCAACTTGATCAGTTTCATTGAGAACTTGATCAGGAAGAATGCTGAGACGCCAAGAAGGATCGTCTCAAGTGCAAGGAGCCCAAGAAGGATGCTCATACAAAGTCCTTCAACGCTAGACTGTACTTATCGTTAATGCTCTCAGTGGAATACTCGCTCCTGATCTTCTTTCCAAGTTCCTTCGCCCATTCACGTGGAACCGACTTGCTTGAAGCAAACTTCTTCATCTTCTTCTTGGCATCTTCCTCACGAGGATGCGACCACGACATCCCATTCAGGAATATCTGGCCATCAACCTTCTGTGGGTGAACTTGCTGGAGGTCGTAGTCGACCTTAACGTACTTGCCCAAAGAGAGGAACTCATTGTGAGCTGACCATCCGGTCACAATCACAGGTAGGTCATTTGCGGCAGCTTCAAGTATCGGAAGACCGAAACCTTCTCCCCTTGTGAGTGAGATCAGTGTGTCAACCTTCGGTGACCTGTAGAGCCTGCCAAGCTCGCTTGGAGTCATCTCACCTGTGAGGATGTGAACCTTCGGGAATTGTCCTGGCCTCACCTCAGAGATTAGCTTCTTGAAGATGTCAACTGTCTGAGAGCGCAAGAAGCATGACTGAGTTCCGAGATTTGTCTTGATGATCAGGCTTACGTTTCTATCATCCTTGAAAGTCTCACAGAACCACTTCACAGTGAAGAAGATGTTCTTTCTGTCGAGGTCAGGAGTGTTTCCTGTTACCTGACCAACAAGCAGGAAGTTTGTCTGTGTCGTTACCTCTGGAAGATCAAGGCCTGGTTCGTCACTCACCATGAGGGGATTGAATGACTCAGGAACAACGAGGCACGGGACCTGTAGGTTCCCCGAGTTTGTGAGAGCCTTCTTTGCAAATTCTGACGGGACTATGACACAGCTCATCCTGTTACAACATTCAACCCAAGCAGGATTGCACCTGTCAGTCTCAACAACAGCTGAGATTCCTACGTTCACCTTTCCAAGGGCAGGATTCCATTCATTTGGAAGCTGGATCTGCAGCGTGAGGTCTGCTTCGAATTCCTGAGAGTTTGACCTCTGCATGATCTCACCTATGAGGCCTCCCTCATTGTCCGGATTGACATGCCAGCTTGTCATACCCCACGGTGTGATCTCACACCTGACATCAAAGTTAGGATTCGATATCGCCCACTTGAATACTTGCCTCGAGTGCTCACCATATCCTGATATTGAGAGGAGGGGTCCTCTAACGATTACTTTCTTCATAGGCTTGTCACACTCCAGCGATTCTTCTTGCGCCAATTCTTGATAGTCTCATTGAGTGTTCTGTCCCAGTCGTCTATCATCTTCTGGTGATTGAATTCTGACATGACGTAGTTCCTTGCTCGGAGACCTACCTTCTTCCTCTCTTCAGGTCCCATCTCATAGAGCTTGAAGATTCCGTTTCCTGCAGTCTCAGCGCTTACATAGTCTTCAAAGATGTACGGGACCATCTGGCTTCCAACCATCGTCTTGAGCTCAACCGGCAGAGCAACGCCGTTCTCATTGCCATTCCTGTGGTCGACCACTTGACGAGTCAGGCCTCCTGTCTTCACGGCGACGATTGGCTTTGCACATTGCATTGCCTCAAGTGTCGAGAGTCCGAAACCTTCAGCATGAGAGATATTGATGCAAAAGTCGGAAATGTTGTGAAGGATGTTCATCTTCTCAAAGTCAATCCGATCATTTGAGAAGATGACGTTCTCATCAACACCAAGCATCTTCACAACCTCTACGAGGTTTGGACCTTCCTGATCGAGTGGATCGGTGTGCATGAGGAGGGTCGCCTTCTTGTGACCATGCTTCTCCTGCAGCTTGTCAAGGAATATCTTCCATGACCAGATGACATCGGATGGCCTCTTTCGCCTTGCATTCCTGTTCACCCAGAATCCTACAAAGTGATCTGCCCTTGCAGGTCCAAGAAGCTGCCTCTTATGCATTGAAGCCTGCTGCTCACTAAGAGGATAGAATACCTGCGGTGGAAGGGTGTGTGGAATGAAGTTGGTCTTTTCTGGGAACATTCCCTTGACCATCTCATATGTCATGAATGAGTGACAATTGATGAGATCAGTCGCATCATACATTGCACGGTTGAACTCTGGGGCCGGATGATTGTCCCAGACATGCCACCACACGATTGGGCACACCTGATGGATCTCATCCTCCATCTCAAAGAGCCAGATAAAGAATCTTGGATCAGTGAAAATGAGAATGAGATCCGGCTTTTCAGTGGCCAGAGTCATCCTCAGGAGGTTCCTGTCTCCGAATCCATCTATCGGTTTGATGATGAAATCAGGATTGACCATGATGGTCTCATAGCTGGAATGCTTCATGGCAGCTCCAAACTGCCTGAACGACCAGGTTCCCTTTTCTAGTAGTCCGTTTATGAGATGCCTTGTCTGCGTTCCGACTCCACTTGTCGAAAGCGCATGGTCACTCAGAACTAGAACTTTGTGCTTCTTCAAAGTTTGCTCCCTGCCGTATATTCAGCTCGGAGCAAACTTTAGTAAAAACTATCGAGTACAGTGGCCACTCTTTGCGAAGTCACACCATTCACATGCATACTTGTTCTTCAGGAACTTACCGCGACGGACTCCGTTGACCATGTCCTTGACCAACTTCTCACCCTTCTCCATGGGCTTTGGTCCTACTGAGATGTCGTAGCGAACAATTGTTGACCCAGGCTTTGCACCCTTCTTCAGGACAACGAAAGCGCATCCAACATCACGACTCTGAAGTTCGAGCTTACGAAGCAGGTAGCTCTTGTAGAGCCATAGCTGGGCAAGGACCAGTTCGTTCTCTAGCTTGTCCCTACGCCATCCACCAGCAGGACCCGTCTTCCAGTCCAGGATCCAGACCTTCCACTTTGTCTTCTCCTCATTGAGGGGAACACGAACGATGGAGTCCACGAATCCCTTGAACTTGATGGTCTCCTCTTCAGGAATGTCCTCATAGAGGGGAAGCTCGGCGCCGAGTAGTTCCCAACCTGGATGTTCCGCCTCAAGCCAACCTGGAAAGTCGGTGAGGATGTTGACAGCCCACTTGGACCACTTCTCAACATCAGGACGATTCCTCGCTGCCCAGTCATCCTCAATGAGCTTGACAACAGCGGGAATGTCCATCGTGCGTGTCTTGAGATAGTTCTCAACTCCGGAGTGGACATGCTTTCCGAAGTCGGCATGGATCCAGTCCTGTTCAATGACTACCTTGTCAATGTATGAGAGCTTGTGCTTGTAACCACATGCATGCCATGTGCTGACTTCTGAGAATGAGACATGCGGCTTACCAGTTGGAAAGTCAGTTGACATACTTTTCCTCTGGCTTATTCTAACAACGAAATCTCACATTTTCACTTGCCCTTCAATGACTCGGCAATCTTTCTCTTGAGGTCAGTGAGGCTGTGTCCGTGGTCTCGATTGCAGTAAAAGACAGGCTTCTGCAGGTCATCGCCTGTGAATCTCTTGCCGATGTAGTCAGATCCAAGAATTCGGACATCGAATTCTGTTGCACTCAGGAGCCTTCTGAGGTCTTTCTCTGTGTTGTAAGGTATTACCTTATCTACTTGTCTGAGTGACAACAGGATGTCTCTGCGATCATCCCATGACTGTACTGGTTTGCACTTATCAGGTCTATCGATGGTTGGATCGTCCTGCAGAGCGACTATCAGTAACTTACACACTGCCTTTGCATCATCAAACATTCGAACGTATCCTGGGTGGATGATGTCGAATGAACCAGCAATCAGTCCAACTTCATACATTGCGCTTGAGCCTCAGTTCATTGAGATCAGACTCATACATGAGCCTTGCTAGTCCCTTGAATGTGGTCTTTGGACTCCATTCAAGCCTCTCCTTCGCTTTCGTGTAATCGCCCTCAAGCCAAGGAACCTCATGAGGACGCTTCAACCTGTCATCTATGACCACATGCCTGTCAACATCGAGTCCTGCAATGTCAAAAACTTCGTTCAGGAACTCTCTGACTGTATGCGTCTCACCTGTGGCGATCACATAGTCATCAGGTTTGTCCTGTTGGAGCATCAACCACATCGCCTCGACGTAGTCCTTGGCGTATCCCCAATCACGAAGAGCTTCAAGGTTACCGAGAGCAAGCTTGTCCTGTAGACCAAGCTTGATCCTTGCGGCAGCCAGAGTGATCTTGCGAGTTACGAACGTCTCACCGCGGCGAGGACTCTCGTGGTTGAAGAGGATACCACATGAGGCATGCATTCCGTACCCCTCACGATAGTTGCGTGTGAGACCGTGGGCAAAGACCTTGGCACAGGCGTAGGGAGATGCCGGCATGAGTCGGGTCTCCTCGTTCTGTGGATGCTCAGGATTGTCTCCATACATCTCGGATGAGGAAGCCTGATAGAATCGACAGTCGGGCTGCATTGTTCGAATGCACTCAAGGAGACGGAGGGGTCCCATTGCAACGGCGTCTACGGTCTCTTCCGGAACCTCAAATGAGACTCTGACATGAGACTGGGCTGCGAGGTTGTAGACCTCATCGAACTTCTGAGTGGAGAAAAGTCGATAAAAGGCTCCAGCATCGTTCATTGATCCGTAGACAAGCTGGAAGTTTGGGTTTGTGAGCAGGTGGTCAATTCGATCGGTGGCGAGGAGAGAGGTCCTCCTCTTCATTCCGACTACCTTGTATCCCTTCTCAAGAAGAAGTTCAGCAAGGTAGCTTCCATCCTGACCGGTCACACCTGTGATTAGTGCTGTCTTCAAGACTTTCTCATTAGTAACACAGCATATTGTAGGGGACATTCTCCGGCATGTGAAACTCCCCAACCTTCGAGGCTGAAGAAGACCATGTCCTCAATGATCCTGTACCTCATGAATGAGTTCCTGTTGAAGGAAGCGCAGTGACCTCCAGCTCCATCCTCAGGATTTGAGCCACTCAACACATCTATCCTTTCCTCATAGGGGACTAGCAGTAGGAGTTTCTCATACTTCTCAAGGAGTCCATCAACAATGGATGTCCAATCATTGAAGTGTTCGATGACATTTGAGATGATGCAGATGTCAGCATCGGTGTGTGGGTAATTCGTGTCCCGCAGATCGTGAACCTTGTAGTTCAGGTTCGGAAACTGCTTCAGGTAATCATTTGCAAGTGAGATTGCATCACTTGAAAAGTCCATTCCAACGAAAGAGACCTCAGGAGGAAGCTTTGAGGCAATCAGGGCGGTAAGTTCACCTGTTCCACAACCGTGCTCGACTATCAGTCTTGCGCTTCCTATCGCTTCAACAATCTTTGACTTTGGACGATGAATTGCATGAATCAAAAAATCTCTTGATATCGCAAGATTTTGAGCCCTGTGGTGAGCAATGTCAGGCGAATTCGTGTACTGGTGTTTCCATTCAGACTCCGCGGACATTCGGATACCTCTCCTTGAAACTCTTGATCGTCTCTCTCAGGCCTACTCTAAGAGGTGTGTACTCACCCTTCCATCCGAGAGACTTCAGCTTCTCATTTGACGATGGCTTCTGGTACTGGCCATCGGGCTTGCTGCGATCAAAGTTACCACCGCCGTCGTAACCAATCTCCTCAGCAATCATGTGAGCAAGTGCCATGATCGAGATCTGCTCAGGATTTCCGATGTTGACAGGCTCGGCACCGTCATAGTTCTCAGAAAGCCAGAGGATGATCTCTGCAGCATCACGGGCAAATGTGAACTCTCTCATAGGCTTCCCACTTCCCCAGATGTCCACGTGATCGTACCCAAAGATCTTTGCCTCGTGGAACTTACGAATGAGGGCCGGAATGACATGGCCGCTGCTGAGGTCGTAGTTGTCATTGATGCCATAGAGGTTGTTCGGAATGACAGTGATGAAGTTGCATCCGAACTGTTGGCGGTAAGCTTTGCTCTGTACCTCGAGCATCCTCTTTGCGTAGGCATACCCAAAGTTAGAGTGATGAGGTGGACCAGCATGAAGCTGACCTTCCGTGAGTGGGTATTGGACGTATAGCTGGTCTGGGTAGATGCAGGTTGAGAGTACGGAGACAAGCTTCAGCTTCCTCTCCTTGCAGGCATTCAACACGTTCATGTTCATCTTAACGTTGTCATCGAAGAAGTCAGCAACGTAGTCGGTGTTGGCCTTCACACCCCCGACCCTTGCTGCGCAGTGAATGACTGTGTCTACTCGTCCGTCTTCCAGAGTGAGGATGGCATGATTTGACTCCGTCAGGTCACAATCCTTTGAATTGAGACCAATGGAACCCTGCGACAGGGCAAGAATCTCACTGCCAAGGAGACCACTTGCACCTGTGATCAACTTACTCATCATTCTCTCCACAGAGGAAGAAGCCATTGCCAAGCGGGAAGTGTGACCAATTTTCCTTGATGCCAGGAACTGTGTATTCGAAGCGAATGTTCTCAAATCCTGCCTGAACCAGCCTGCTCATCCACCAGTCCTTGTTCTCTCTAATCACATGAGTCACATCGTCTTCATAGTCAGGAATCACGTACTTTCCATTCTCACCAAGTGGCACTACGGCAAGCAACCTACTGGAAGTCCTTCGAAGGGTCCTGAGCAATTCATCGATGACTTCGTGTGGAATGTGCTCGAGGACATCCTTGCAGACGACAACATCGAACCGCTCTCCATCAAACCACTGATCCATCCTGTTCGGATCAAGGAGTGTGAGCTTGCCTCTCACTGATTCATGGCTTTTTGAGATTGCATACTCGCTGATGTCCGCACCTCGACAGTCATATCCGAGCTCATTCATTGCTCTCACAATGAAACCCTTGGCACAACCGAAATCAAGGACTCGATCTTCCTTGTCGATTCCTGCAAAGCTGACTATCGATGAGCACATTGCACGTGTCTGGTCAGGAAGCCACCTGTAGTTCTGGTAGCCGCTGATCTTCAGGTCGGTGCCATGCTCGTAGTAGTCCTCGTTGTAGAACTCGCTGTTGATGATGTTATGCGAATTCATTGTGCTCGGTCTTCGTGAGGATGTCATCCACCAACTCATTCTGCATCGCGTACTTACAGAACGAACAAGCATGCGTCCTTGTGGTAGGACCATTGTTGTAGAAGTCCATGATTCCATCAATGTCGCAGACCTTGAATTCGCTGTTCACCCTGTACTCATTCTCAGGGGCAAGTTCTGCTGATGGGCAGACATACACATTTCCGTCAGTGAACACACAAGGCTTCACCATGTGCATGTAGCAGTTATTGTTCCTTCTCTCACCCTTATAGTTGAAGTCCGAAAGGAACGCGTACTTTAGGGTCCTGCCTGTGTCTTCCTCAAACTTCTTCAACTGCGTTCGAATTGTCTCGATGTCCTTCACAACTTCAGGAACAGGCTTGATTGCATTGAAAGCAATTCGAGTCGGAATCTTGTTGTCTTCAACCCAGTTGAGCATCTCGTAGAATTGTGCTTCAGTCTGCAGGTTCTTTGATAGCTTCTTTGCAGTTGTGTCTACCCAATCACCCTTGACGTTCGGATTCTCAGAGGTCTCAACATTCTGGTCCCAGACATAAGCAGCACTGATCTTGACGTCCAGCCCTTCGAGCACATCGATGTCGTAGGTGTAACCCTCAGTGAATCCGTACATTCCAAGACGAATCCACGACAGCTTAGCCCAGGTGTTGGTCTTTGACCACTTCTTGAGCATTGTTCCATTTGTGCAGACGCCGACCTTGAATCCCTTCTCTACTGCGTACGTGATGACCTTGTCAAAGTCTGGGTGGAGTGATGGTTCACCTCCTCCGGTCAGCTCCATGCCTGTGGCACCAAGTTCTGCAAATGAATCGATCGCCTTCTTCATCTGATCAAGCGTGAGCATCTGCTTCATTGCACGGTTTGCGAAGCAGCAAAAACTACATGTGAGGTTGCAAGGATTGCAAGGTGACATGTGAAACATGACAGGAGACGGTCTCTTGCCGTCCTGTATCAGCTTGAGCTTATCAAGGTGCTTTAGAAGCTTGACATGATTGCTTGTGTATGTCCGCCCCTGGGTCTTCTCTTCCATCTTAACTCCGAAGTATGTTTGGGTTTGGTCGATATCGATTCTCAAAGATCAGGGACATTGACCTCTCGATAATGTGTGCCTCTGTCCCGCCGTTGATAGATGTGTCATTTGGGAAAATGCTCATCATGTACGACCAAAATTCTCTTGGATAGAAGAGGCATCGGCTCTTCTCAACTATGAACTGAGAGCCTGGTGGGAATCTCAGGATACCTGGATAGTCGTAGTCTCTGAATATCTCGTTAGCGTAATCATGAAAGGACGAATATCGACACACATGGGTCGAACCACGTTCCCTTAGAGCCTGATTGTGAGCCGGAATATACCAGCTTGAGTTGGTCTCCCAGTAACCGTCAGGCCAATCTGGATAGAACTCCAACTTTGTGAACGACCTATTTTTGATCAGCTCATAGAACATTCCATTCTTGCAGTGATCGAATGGGTCACCTTGCACAAATGCCATGAGATCAGGAAGGTTGTCATAGTTCTCATGAATGAAGTGAAACGTGTCCCTCTGATTTCCGCCGAGATTCTCTGACCTTCGTGTCTTGAGATCAGGAAGTTCATCGTCTCCCTTGTTATAGACGATGTAATTGTCTGTGATGTCCTTGATCCAGGAGACGTCTTCCTTGAATCGACTGACGACAAAGAATAGTTCACTATTGCCCAAGTAATCTCCAGAGCCTCATTGCAAGTGTAACTCTCAGCGAGTCTTCATAAACTCAGCCAAAGTCTCACCAATGAAGTCGATTTGTGCATCATTAATCACAGGACTTGTTCCAAGAAAGAAGGTGTCCCTTGTCACCATTGTAGAGACCGGGAACTTCTCCCTAGCATCCTGTGCACCTGGGAGGTGTCGGTATGCAGGTTGCATCAGGATGTTTCCACCAAAGTATGTGCGAGTCTGAATCTTCTTGGACTCAAGGAACTGAGTCACGTCGCTCCTCGTAAAGGATGTAGACTTTACGGTCACGGGGAATGCAAACCAGCTTGGGTCTGATCCTGGTGTCGCCTTTGGCAGCTTGAAACTGTCCTGATATGGCTCAAACACCTCACTGAGCTTCTCAAAGTTGTGCTTCCTGCGATTCTTTATCCACGGAAGCTTCTTCATCTGCTCAAGTCCCATAGCGGCCTGCAGTTCTATTGGCTTGAGGTTGAAGCCGATCTCCTCATAGACGTACTTGTGATCGAAGGTGGTCTCAGGCATGGATTCAAGCCAGGGCTTGAAACGTTCTCCACAGGTTCCATGCAACAACTTTCCAGCTTCCTGTCCAGCACAGTAACATCCTCGACCCCAGTCCCTGAATGCTTGTACTACCTTCAGTTTGTCCTTGTCACCAACAGCGACGAAACCTCCCTCACCCATTGTCATGTGGTGAGCAGGATAGAAGCTACAAGAAGCCATGACTCCGAATGAACCGAGAGGTCGACCTTCATATGTGCTTCCCAGTGCATCGCAACAGTCCTCAAGCATGATTAGGTCATACTTCTTGACGATTGTCATGATGTCTCTCATGTTCGGAGGATTACCGAGGACATGTGCAAACATCAGGACACGAGCACCGTCCTTTGCTGCGGCTTCGAGCTGGTTCACATCAATGTTGAGAGTCTCAGGCTCGATATCAACGAATACAGGTGTGAATCCCATCTGGAGGATGGGGTTGACCGTTGTCGGGAAACCGGCAACCGGTGTGATAACCTTCGTTCCTGGCTGGAGATTGAACCACCTCTTTGAGGTGAGTGCGGCAGTCATCAGTAGGTTTGCGCTTGAACCGCTGTTGGTCAGAAGTCCAGAAGGCTTACCGAGAAATGAGGGGAACTTCTTCTCAAAGACGTGTGCCTTCTTATCGAGGCCAAGCCAACCAGTCAGCAAGGAGTTCACAGCCGCCTGGTATTCTTCAGCTGTAAAAGTGGAACCTGCATATTGCACAGTTCCCTGTCCTGGAGTCCATTCGGAGTTTGAACGCTCCTCAACAATCTCCTTGATCAGTCGATTGATCTCAGCAAGCTTATCGTTCTCTGTCACTGTAAAGTCCTCCGATTAGGGAAGTATCGATGAGATTAGGAGTAGAGCCAGAATAGTTGGAGATGGAAGTCTTCATGACATTCGAATTTCTTTCCTTAGCAATGTCGTAGATGCTTCTTCTTGGAATCTCCAAGTGCATGACTCCTGTCTTGTCCGACATGCTTTCTCTTATTATCATTGGAGCAATCTCATCAGAGTACAACTTTGATGCAAACTTATCATCGAAGGCCACGTCATATGGGAATTCCCTGCCGAAGAACTCAACTCTGATAGTCAAAGAGTTTCGATATGACCTGACTGTGAGCTCGGACGCTCCTTTCGTCTTTGCATAGTTTCCAAGCGGGTTGATCGGATCGCTTGCCTCGTACGAACCTCTCCTTCCATCAAAGACATGCGATGTAGAAGTGAATACGAGTCTTGATCCTGCATTGGCACATGTAAGAGTAATGTTTGCTGTGGCTATCACATTGTCAAGGATTGCACTTCTTGGATCTACCTGTGAACCTGGTAGGTCTGTATTCGCAGCACAATGAATGACAACATTCGGACGATGAGTCTCAAAGTAGTCACTCACCATCTTCAGATTTGACAGGTCAAGCTCATTCCTTGTGGGATGAAGGAGATTGTGACCATCGATTCCGATACGAACGATCTCTTTTCCAAGCCTACCGGCACCACCGGTCAGGAGGACAGTCGGCATCTGCAGGTCTCCGACAGGACATCATCGAAATTGTCTTCGAATTCAAAACCTGCATCGATAATCTTTTGAGAAGAGATCCAGTACTTTCTATCGTGACCGGGTCTATCCTTGACATACGAGATGTGTGAGTCTGGATCATCGTCAGGACGAATGTGAGATATGACCCTCTTGACAACTTCGATGTTGGGAATTGAGAAACCCGATGACAGGTTGTAAGTCTGTCCCAGGTGAGATCCAGGATTCTTCAGGAGGAATGAGACTGCCCTCGCAGTGTCCTTGACCGAAGTCCACTCCCTCTCCTGCATTCCGTCTCCATAGACAGGAACTTTCTTACCTGACAGAACTGACCTGATGATTGTCGGAATGAATTTCTCATCGTGCTGATTGGGACCGAAGTTGTTCGATGGCCTGATGGTGATGCTCTTGAATCCGTGAGTAATCTCATAGGCACCGATAAGCAGATCCGCAGAGGCCTTTGTCGCCGAATACGGATTCCTTGGTGAGAGTCTGCTTCCTTCAGTGAAAGCCTCACCTTGTGGCACTCCATAGACTTCATCTGTTGAAAAGTGAAGCAGGCCAGCACCGGTGATTCGACATGCATCAAGGACTGATCGAGTTCCGTCCACATTGCTTCTCACAAAATCTACACATGACTTGATGCTATTGTCAACATGAGTCTCAGCCGCTGTGTGAACTACCCACTCAATCTTGCGAGAAGATATCACAGAAATCAGGCAGTCAGTGTTGACTACATCATCATTCACAACTTCAATGTCTATGTCTTCGATCCTTTGCGGATCAGCAGCATATGATCGATTGTCGAGACCGATGACCCTGTGGCTGGATCTCACAAGCTCTCTACATACGTGGCTTCCTATGAAACCCTCAGCGCCTGTCACAAGTACGTTCATATCACTTTCCGTATCGAGAAATACAGTCCACAAGTGCCTCATGTGCAGACCGAGGCTCAAACCCGGTGGCTCGAAGCTTGTCGAGACTCAGGATTGTGTTGACACGTGTGTTTGGAAGTATCTTGAGAAGACCTTCGTATGAGATCTCATCGACGCCGAGGTCAGGATTCATTCTGTCACGAATCTCAATCGCCATGTCATAGGGTGAAAGTGACCCCTCATTTGCACAGTTGAAGATGCCTGTTGCATCCACGCTAAGCAGGTGATCGATCATCAGGCCAAAGTCCTCAATGCAGGTTGCTGAGTTTGGTTCCTTGATCGCCTTGATGGACTTCATACCGGCAAACTTCGTAATGAGGTTGGACTTGCTTGGGTATGCACTGAAAAGCTGTCTCGGCCGCAGGATCAGGTGATTCTTGTAACCGTAATTGATGATGAACTGGTCAGCCCACAGCTTAGTCCATGTGTACCACACACGTGGAGTCGGAACCGAGTCTTCAGTGGAGATCACCTTATTGCCATCGAACAGGCAACCTGAGCTTATGTGAACGAACTTTATGTTTCGAGCCGCACACTCTGTGAGAAGATTGATTGCTCCTGCCGAGTTTGTCTGGAATGCTCGACTCTTGTTGTCTTGACATTCCTCGAGATTCGTCATTGCGGCACAGTTGATGAGAACATCTGGCTTGTGTTTGTCTAGGGCATCAGAAATCGTACTGGTTTCACGAATATCAACTTCTGGCCTTGAAACAATGACATCACCAGGCCTACGAATGACGTTTGAGACCTTTCCATTTCCGACAATGAGCCTTCTCATTCTATTCTCCACAGAGTGTGTTAGCTAAACGGTATGATTCGAATGTGCCAGCATCAGTCCACCAACCTTCCTGCTCGGTGTAATCTGCTGTTCCCTTTGAGACATACCACTGATTGAGATCAGTCACCTCCAGTTCTCCTCGAGGTGATGGGACAAGCTCATCAATTTTTTGAAAAGCGTTGGATGAGTACAAGTAGAAGCCAACACATGCAAGGTCACTTGGCGGACTCTTCGGCTTTTCAATTAGCTCAACAAGTTTCCCATCAGAGTCGAACCTACCGACACCGAATCGGTTCGGATCATGCACCTTCTTGAAAAGGAGACTGCATTCTACAGACTCATCCCTTTCCATGAACTTCTTGACATGATTCTCGAGACCTTTCTCGAAGATGTTGTCTCCGAGGATGACAGCAAAGTCATCATTTCCTACGAATGACCGGCACAGTCTAATTGCACCTGCAATACCGTCTGGTCTCTCTTGAACCCGATAGGTGAGGTTGCAATTAAATGACTCACCGGAACCTAACAGTGAGACGATGTGCCCCATGTGCTCAGTTCCGGTGATGACCATGATATCACGAATTCCTGCCTCTGTGAGACGCTGGACAGCGTGATTGATCATTGGCATCCTGCCCACAGGCAGAAGATGCTTGTTAGTGACTTGAGTTAAGGGGTGGAGACGAGAGCCTGTCCCACCAGCCAAGATTATGCCTTTCATCTACATGAATCATTGAATCTGGCGGGACGACGTAAATCATACAACACTGATGAATGCTGAGTACTTCTCACGGTTATTGCGAATGTACTCTGGGAACCTCTCATCCAGGTCCCACAGGTTGAACTGCTGGTCTCCGTACCTGAAGAAGATATCGCGATTCTCGAGGACATTCTTTTTCAGGTATGACTTGATCAGGGCATTGTTGAATTCCTGGTGTCCATATGCCTCAATCTTCTCTATCATCTTCTTGTATCCACCCATGAAACACCAGTGCCAACCACCGAAGTAACTTACACCCTTGTCCTTGAGATGGTCCCTAATCTGTCGAGAGTGAGTCGGTTTGACGAACTTTCCTGTCATCATTCTCGTTCCGTACCATCCGGTCTCCTTGTGAAGGTTCAGGAAGTACATGAACATCTCATGTCGAAAGTGAACCAGCCCATGCTCTCGACACAGGTCAATGCTTTCCTGGGTGAGGAGAGGAATCTCATCAAGATCACTCATCATGACAATGTCATCGTCATCACATTCACGAATCGGGTCAAGCGACCTTTCACGCTGCCAGGCATCCCTCTCAAAAGAATCAAGGTCGGTAGGTGAGTTCGTAACATAGTTGTATGTGACCTTGTGAGCGAATCTCGAAAGCTTGCCTGCAAGAAGCTCTGGGAATCTCTGAGGTATTGGCATTCCGTTGTGTCCCACGGAACACTCAGTCACAACAAACCTGTCAACCATCTTGTCGAGAATCTCCATCCTCATCTCGACAACTTCTTCCTCATTGAAGAACCTGAAACAGTCGTATATCATCTTACCTCCAGAGATGTGCGTTCAATCTCTCGAATTCATCTTTTTCTTTCTTACAGGACTCGTAATCCCAAAGGCCGCCTTCTCTGTCAACGTAATGCCAGCCCTTGGTGAGGGAATCACCGACACACCAAAAACCATCTGAGATGTTGTGGCGAGCCCAGTACTTTGGACCAATTGTCATCTCATTGAACGGACTTGTCCAGGACGGGAACCATGCAAATGTAGAGTTGGAGACTATCAGCTTTCTTGCTGAGTATATGAGACCGTAATCCTCAGCTATCGATCCATGAAAGCACTGTAACTGTGGGAAGAACATTTGAGCTGTCCTTACATCATCAGTCACAACCATGAACTTTGTTGTGGGATCTAGTTCCATGACATGTTGGACGGCAGCGTACCAATACTCTGGCTTTAGGAACACGTGAGGCTGTGACAGGTACTCAGAAGTTCCACGAAAGTTAATCACGCAGACATTCTGGTCGTAGAGCTCCTTGTGAATGAACTTGTCGTTGGGCTTGAGGACATCGGAGATCTCAGATTTGAACTCTGAAATGTAGTCCTCACATTGCATGTAGCCTTCCAGCTTTGTCCTGTCAGCCACATTGAAGAACCTCGGATCTCCCTTGCCAATCTCACAGTTCCAGCTTGGATGATTCACCTTCCTTTCAGAGAGGTAGTGCTCGATGTCATTCGGAAGCCTTGTTGGTGGGCCTCCTTCTGGACCTTCACCACCAATCGCCTCAATATCGTACTTCAGATTGATGATGTCATGTGCCTTGAACTTATCGGGCCTCGCAATTCCGAGAGGAACTCCTGCCCTCTTGGCGACAGCGTAGGCAACAGCATACACCCAAAGCTGGTTTCCAAGACCCTGTCCATTGTAGATTTCAGTGCATATCATTTTCTTCTCTCACTTTGGGTGTCTATGAAATCCGAAAGGAAGGATCCCCTCAGTCTCACTCATTTGAGTCTCTTGCGAGAACCTTGCTGCGACGTCGACCGGAGCAAATGTCATTCCAAGCTCGATGAACCTGTCTCTATTGTAGACGCAGATGTTTCCATCCTCGTTGTAGTGACCCCTCACCTCGAGGAATGGAATGTTGTGAGCCTTTGGAGCGTCGCAGAGCCTCTTGCTCCTGATACTGAAACCTCCATTGCCTACTCGCACTCTCTCACCCTTTGGTGTGAGGTAAGTATCAGGAATCACTGGCCATGGTGCCCCAATGTAGTCGTACTCAATGAACTTTTCCTCCCACTTCTCAGGACGGAGGACGAAGCTGTCATGGTGTATCAGGAGACAGAAATCAGTCTCGATGTGCCGACCCATCTCATACATCACGTAGTAGTTCCACACGTTGATGTTAGGAAGACGATTGCACTTCTCGACCTTGATTCCATCAGGTACAACAAGGTCATCGTAATGAGTCACAAGCTTGCAATCACCAAACTTGATTCCTTGCATTGAATTGTGAAACGCAGCAAGTGTCTCACCAATTTTCACGCTTGTGACGGCGATGAGTGTAACATTCGGCAGTTCAAGCATTGTACTTCCTCCAGACGTAGCATGTTTCAGTCGCCTTCGCACCTTCATTCGCATCATTCGTATTTTGGCCTTCCCAGAGTCTTACTGCGAGTCCTGGGTTTGATATGATGTGTGGCTTACCGTGCTTGAGGTACAACCTGTGATAGAAGTCGCAGTCCATTAGCCAGAACAGGTTCTCATCGAACCTCTCATCTGTAGACCTGAGGAATGACAGAGCTGTGGGTGAGCCTGCAAGGTTCTCTCCATCATATGCCTTCGAATGGAATGACGGAACATGATGCTTGAAGAACTGCTTGCAGTCATAAGTGTGAACATAGCCTGAGAGTACCCAGAATGCTCCAGACTTATGTGCTTCTGCGATTCTTTCCAGTGCGTCCTGTTCAAAGAAGAAGTCATCTTGGCAGACAACCTTGATGAAGTCACCGGTTGCCTTTGAGATACCGTGGTTCAGGTTGACGGTCGAACGCTTTATCTCACTCGGGTTTCGATAATACTTCAGGTTCATGATCTTTGAAAGCTTATCACAAGTTTCTTCAACAGAATTGTCCTTGCTGTCGTCTGAAACGATGACTTCAAAGTCTCGATAGGTCTGCGCATCTATCGTTGAGCAAAGCTGCTCAAGAAACATTGGACCCTTTCCTCTCATTTCGTATGAGGGAATCACAATTGAGGCTTTCACTTGAACATAACTCCTATCAGATTCTCAATCCTATTCACGAATGTGTGCTTGTTCCTGATTTGACTCATTGAGTCAGTCAGGTCATCACGTCTCAAGGTGAGCTCAAAGTGTATTCCTTCAACAAGAGTCCTTGATGGATCCTCACAGACATGGATTGCAGGAAGATTCAATTCCTCCCTCACTAGCCTTGAATTCGTGATGACAGGAGCTCCGTAACTGATAGACTTGAAGATCCTGCATGGGATGTAACCAACATTGATGTGATGCCTGCCTCGAAAGTCTACTGATATCAGAGATTCACGAGTCAGGCTCATGTTCATTTCGTCAGTTGTGTTCCTCACATGCTGTAGAGCTATTCCACTTGTTGCACAGGACTCAGCAAATGCCCTTGCCGCGTTGACATTCTCATCATAGATTGATCCAATGTAGTAGCATGACCTTGATCCAATGTCGAATGGCCGTGGACGGCTAATGTCAATCTCATCAGGAAGGAGGTTTGTTGCCCACGGTTGAAAGAGAGTCCTGCTAGTCTCATCGTAGTGACAAGATTCTGTAACCTTCTGGTGATTCTTGCATTCAACTGTGAAGTTTCCCAGTCGAAGGATCCTGTCTCTAGGTACAGAAGAAAGGAATGACTCATCAAAGTGATGTGTGATGTAGAAGCAGTCGTCCCTCACTGGCATTCCGGACTTTGCCTGATCCTCACTAAAGAACAAGGTCCCTTCGAGGTCCACTGTTCCTATCTCGTTCTGATTTGAGATCCAGTGTGTCTCATATCCAAGAGACTTGAATGCTCTGTAGTATGACGAGTGAATGTAAGAATGAGTGTGAGTATGAAGCTTGTGGCCCCAGACAACGACCCTCCTCGGTGGCATTCAGTTCCTCTCCTTGAAAGAGAGGTTGATTGGTTCATGAGCTCCGTGATTGATGTACGAAATCAATCTGCTCCTGTCGATCTCCTTTCCGGAGATCCATGCCTCATTGAGTTCTTCAGCTGAGATATCCAGGCATCTGTTCTTGAACTCATCCTGGACTCTGTTCATCGGCACGTTGAGAAGTGGACTTCTGACAAATGACACGCAGTGAGGCAATTCTATCTGTCCTGCAACAAACTGCAAGGCGGCCTCAAACTCATTTGGATTCTTGAATGGGATCAACTTTGTCAGATCAAGGATCTGATCCCTTCTAAAAACATGACCGTCAACTGAGAGCGGGTATCCCCAATCGTACGATGCCCCCTTCCACTGCCAGGCAAACATCTCATCCATGACATTCCCATTCGGGATTCTCATCTTTGAGTCTGTGGGGAAGCAATAGTCGAGGTGAAGACCGAGCCTCAAAGAGAAGCATAGGATCGACGGATTCTCTTGAAGAACTCTCGTGACCCTTTCAACTTCGAAACTCTCCTTGAATATGATGTCGTCAACAAGGAAGGCACAATGTTCTGTTGAACTTGTGACGAGTTCAATCACCTGCTCTCTGAACTTAGACTCATCAATGAACTCTACATCTCTATGAAGTTCTCTGACCTCCTTGAGAGGAGCCACATAGTCTCCGTCATACCTGTGAAGCACTCTCACACGGTACTCGCCAGTTGCGAATTCTCTCAAAGATGAGAGGAGAGCATGAAGCTGTATTGGCCTGTTCCGAGAGAACACGATGAAGTCTAACAAGTCATCTCCCAAAAGATTGTAGGATTGCTTTTATCTGCAACTGTGATTGGGAAAGTAGCTGTGGTACTCTCGCATCATAGTTCGGATTGTGAACCGCAGTGTAATCGAGTAGGGTCTCTGGTAGGTTGGCGAACTTGAACCACTTTAGAGCTCTAAGCCAGAGGTAGTAATCCTCTGCCATGAAGTACGTGTCATCGTATCCACCGAGCCTGAGCAGTATCTCCCTGCGAAAGACGACACCTGGGTGTGGAATTGCATTCCAACCTCCAAGCATTGCTTCCTGTATTCCAGCATGATTCAGGGGATACGGATGTCCTTGGTTCCCTTGTGGCTTGCCATCGGGCCCTACAAGTTTGATCTGGCATCCGACAATGTGTGTATCAGGATTCTCATCCAAAAACATCACCTGCTTTTCAAGCTTTGTTGTATGCCACCTGTCGTCTGAGTCCTGCCTTGCAATGAGATCATGGCTCATATTCTGTAGGCCAAAGTTCAGAGCAGGAACGAGTCCTGGTACAGGAGACTCAAAAACCTTGACCCTTGGATCTGTGCAACTTCTCAGCAGTTCAAGAGATCCGTCTGTGCTTCCATTGACAACACAGAAGACTTCAAGTTTCGTGTAGGTCTGGTTGAGTACAGACTCGAGTGAGGACATCACAGTCCTCTCGGCATTCCTTACCGGGAGGAGGACTCCGATCGTCTTCATTATTCCTTCAGTTCAAGGTAGGGAACGTTGGCATTCCAATCGATCTTGTTGTGGAAGACCCAGCCTCCCATCTCGGATGCCAACCTTGAAGAAAGTTCATCTATCTCACTCTCGGTGACATCGCTCCATGACTTGTCAAAGAACATGTTGTTCTCTGGTGTGTCCTTCTGCTCGATGTTGTAGAGGCTCTGCCAGAACTTTGACCAGTACTTCCTGTAGTTCCTGATCTTCTTGCCAATGTCTAGCCAAGAGAAGTGCCTGATGGCTGGAAGCTCTTCGATGACTGCCTGCATCCATTGATTGTATGCAATGAAAGCATTGGGATTTCCACTCAGGGCTGCGAGTCTCGCATTGTGGGCATCCTGTATGTAGAAAGAGGCGTGAGGAATCAGGTCATAGTTCCTTGAGTCGATGTAATCACATCCATCAGTTCCAGGCATTGCGACAACATTACCTTCCTCATCAGTAAGCCTCAGGGGACCAGGGATTCCGTGTGTGATGTGTGACTTGTTTCTGCTGAGTCTCCACTTCCACGGATTGACGTCCATTCTGACCTTCTTCTTTGAGCCCCAGTATTCGACAACTGGAAGTGAGATCAGGTCAACAGCAGGATGCATCTTGGCTGCAAGGACCTTGACCTTCGACCAATCAGGCTCTGGAAGAATCTCATCAGCATCCATCTGCCAACAGAATTCCTTTGTGCAAAGGGCACGAGCCCTTGCCTTCTGCAAGCCATCAGACTCGTAGGCAAACCTTGGATGTGAGAAGTCGATAATGTGCTGGCTGGGTTTCAGTTTGGGCTCGGACTCAGACCACCTTGTGAGCTCCTCCCAGGAACCGTCATTTGAACCTCCATCGAGGACAATGACCTCATCACAACAACCTAGCAGGGATGAGACACACTCCTTCCATGGGTAACCCATCTCATTTGGATTGTAGACGGTTGTGTATCCACTGATGCTGGGGGTCCACTTCATTGATACCGCTGTTGAATCCCAAAAAGTCTGTCTTGCAGCGTAGAGATATGACTCAGTATCAAGTGGATCATCGGAAGTGAACCAGAGTTCATCCTTATGCTGGACATTCTCATTCAGGTGAAGCTTACAACCAAGCAGCTTCGCCTCGATGACCATCCTGGGGCACGTGTCTCCTCCCTTTGGAAGATAGACGAACCCTTCAGCCTTTGACATTTCATCGAGAACCTGATCTGGTGATAGAGTACTGAGAACTTTGAAGGTCTTCCCATTCTCTCGGCACCAATTGATGGCATCATCTGTCCCCTTGATCCAGGAGTTTGATCCAAGAACTAGCCAACCCTGTCTCTCGACACTTTCGGCACCGTCTCGAAGACTCTTGAGCTGGAACCAGAAATCTTCTGAGAAGACTGAGGATAGTACAGACTGTGGACGATCAGAAAGGAACGGGAACCGAGTGAGGTACTCATTCTGCTGCTTCTCTGACATCCACCAGATGTAGCGTGCACCGAGGTACAATGACGAGGCAGCCTTTCCCTGTACATCATCCTGACACCTACAGTCAACATTCTCAGCAATTCGATGCTTATCAGGAGACCTGTACTTGCAGAACTTGTAATCATACTCAAGTACTGAGTACTTCATGTTCACTGCAATAGTAGGAATAAGGCTGAGATCCAGGGAAGCCCAGTTTCCAAAGACCCAGTACTTGTCATGCCCAGCCTCAAGGATCTCTATGCTAAGATCCTTGCACCGAACCTTCGTCACCTTAAAAGGTGCAGAATCAATCAAAGCCTCAGTCGTCAGTTCAGCACCACCGACATAATCTTCAGCAAAGAGATCTGCTACAAAAACAACATCACAGCTCTTGATCTCCTCTACAAGTTCACTAGACACAGTCATCTGTTCCTTTAGTTCAGTTAAATTAAAATTAGGGACAGGGACTGAGATGTATAACCAAGAGTTTCTAGGAGAAGTTTTGAGCCTAGAGAATGAACTGTCTGTGATAGCACCTAAAATTAAATGAGGCTAGAATCCATTGGTTGTTGGGTTGTAGAAGACTTTGCCCGTGACGTTTGTTGTCTTGCCGATCGTCGCAGTCGAGTGGTTGAACGTCATCACATCTCCTCCGCCCTGCTCACCGAACTGGATCCTGATCGGATAGTAGACGCCGGCTGTGAGGGCGGCAGTCCCTGAGACCTCAACTGGACCGTGGGCACCACCGTTGTTGATGGTCGCATTAGCTGTGGTGAAACCAGAGAGCGCGTTGCTTCCTATCCACAGGTAA